ATGAAAAAAATACTCCTTCCGGCGCTTCTGCTGGCCACTTCGGGCGTAGCGTTGGCGGCGCCGCAGGTGATTACCGTAAGTCGTTTTGAAGTAGGAAAAGACAAGTGGGCGTTTAATCGGGAAGAGGTCATGTTGACCTGTCGGCCTGGCCAGGCGCTCTATGTGATCAACCCCAGTACGCTGGTGCAGTATCCCTTGAATGCCATTGCCGAACAGCAAGTAGCGGAGGGTAAAACGCGCGCTCAGCCTATTGCCGTCATTCAAATCGATAACCCGGCGAAGCCCGGTGAGAAAATGAGTCTGGCGCCGTTTATCGAACGTGCGCAAAAGCTTTGTGATTCATCCAATAACTGATTGATTTTTAATAAAAAAACCGTAAACCTTCACGAAAAGGCTTACGGTTTTTTTATCTCTGATGACAGACAAAACGCCAGGTTTTTTCAATCACCTTCGTCACAAACTGGAAAACTTGGCGTCGTCATCTATTCTTAAAGGGCAAGGCGATTTAGCCTGCATTAATGCCAACTTTTAGCGCACGGCTCTCTCCCAAGAGCCATTTCCCTGGACCGAATACAGGAATCGTATTCGGTCTCTTTTTATTTTTGTTATAAAACAGTCAGTTATGATCAATGATCCGAAATTTTCCGAAATTTTTCCGAATTTCTGTATTCCGGTCTTTTTGGTTATATCACAATCAAATTAAATTTAACATTTATTTCACAACGAAATTTGGAGTATTAGAGCATCATATAAGCTTTATCATCACGCTCATCGAGATAGAGTTTCGTGGTGTTCGCTGATGTGTGGCCCAGGAGTTTTTGGGCGAACACCTCGCCGTGCTCGTTTTTGTACAGCCGCCCGGCCAGACTTCGGATCTCGTGAAATGTCGGTGGATTATTGCTGAAGTTAACACCGGAGGCTTTTCTTGCTTTTACAAATGTCTTTGTCAATCCATCCGGATGAATATTCCCGGTCGGGCTATTTTTCCTGATTCCGGCACTGATCATGAAATCAGTGCGGCTTACAAGTCGGCAGCGATCGATTACCGTTCCCAGACGTAACCCCGTCGCCCGAAGTGTCAGGGAGAGGGGAATGGCTATTTTCATTCCGGTTTTAATCTGAGTGACGTATAAGCGGTTGTCAAAAACATCACTAAATTTCATATTTACGATATCCTCCCTACGTTGACCAGTAACGAGCGCTAAATCCATCGCGAGAGGGAACCATGCAGGCATATGCTCTGCTGCCGCTCGTGTGGCGTTATACGTTTCCAGTTGCAGGCGTTCCCTGGCCACCTTAATCTCTGGTATCCGGGTTGCTTCCACCGGGTTTTTCACAATATGCCCTTCGACAATAGCCTCTCTGAACATGTCAGATAGAACTGATCTCATTGCTCCCGCCATAGTGTTTTTTCCCTCGGTTATCCACGACTCAAGAAACTTGGCAATGTGCCTGGTTGTTACTTCTGCCAGTATTATTTCCCCCATTTTTTCGCGTACGGTCGCTAATTGATTACCGCGAATCTTGTAGGTATTAACCGACAGACTCCGGCGCTGTAATAAAACCTCATAGCGATCAATCCATGCGGACACCGTGAATGAGTCAGTTCCTTTTAGCTTTTCAATAAGCGCCACGGGCGTATGGTTTTGCGCTATGAAGTTGTTTGCCTCTATGGCCTGTGTGATAGCGTCCCTGCGGGCGATCTGACCGAGCGGAAATTCCTTGTCAGTTACCGGGTTACGCCAGAAAAAAGATTTACTGGCCTTACGGTAGGTGAGGTTCCTCGGAAGGTTAGCATCGTACTTTTTTCGACTCACTGATCAACTTCTCCAGCAATGCGCTCGGTTTTCCGGTGCGCCCGTTTGGGTGGTGCTGTTCAAGCACAAGTCCCACTTTATTCGGCTTGATATAAAACGCGTCCGGATCAACCCGATACGTCCTGCCATGTAATACTGGAGTCGGGTAAATATTTCCGTTTCGCGCCCATCGTCTTAGTGTTGTGAGAGGTGGTGGATCATCGGGATAATTTAATTCACCCCAGGTTTCAAGTCTCACAAAGCTCATAGTCATGTCTCTTTACTTCATGACCGCCGCCAACTATACGGTGTGGCGGTCGGTCAGGGTTGAACATCAATGATCAGGGTAAAATTTAAAGGACTGCTGACCGCCGCCCGGTAAAACTTTTACATCTCCGGCGCGCCGTCCTGTAAATCCTGCCCAATGCGCGGCGCGTATCCTGTCAGCCTGCTCTTCAGTCAGGCAGGGTTGCGGCAGGGCGGAGTTTTTCCGGTGCTCTGCAACGCGTATGGATTTGCCGGCTTCGTGTAACTTCTGGCACAGGGGGCAAAGGTCGCGTGTATCCATCATCCGGATCTTGCCATCGAAAAATATGTTGCCATGCCATGTAGCGCAGTTCCGGCACACGGGCGCATCGCAGGTGAACATGGCACGACATTTTGTCATGTGTCCGTGTTCATCCTCATCGGCATCCCATCCGATGATCCCGTCACAAAGCAGGGTGCCCGGGGCGCCGCAGAACATACAGACAGGCTTCTTCATGCTGCAATTACCTCCCTCATTCAGGCTGTACGAATCCCGCCGCGTGAGCGGTGTTTAAAAGCATTTTTACGGTTCATTAATTATTCAGCAGGCGATCTTTATTCCTTAATACATTTAAACTCTTCCAGCGTGACTTTCTCTTCGCGTGATTTTCCGGCTTCAGTTCTGCCGGACAGCATTTTTTCACACTCGGCTTTATTCATTTTTTTGTCAGAAAAACGAACCCAGTTTGTCGGGGAATTACCCGGCTTTTTGACGATGGCGGTTATTCTGTATTTGTACATTAATAAAGCACCTTCACTTCAGGCGGTCAGCGACCGCCAGTCTCCGTTATGCGGTCACGTTCTCTTCCACGCCAGCGCTTTCGACGACGCTGTACTCACCTGTGATGACAGACGCATCAGCCGGATCGATAGTCAGCGTCTCCTTTTCGTCCATTGATACCGCGCGCTGGATCTCAATGGATACAGGCAGGTATTTGAACAGGCGGCGTATGGCCGTTTTTTTTGCCATTTCCTCCCAGTGAGTAACCCACGGGCCGTTGTTACCGGCTTTGCTCTGTGCCCGGACCAGCTCTATCTGTTTACGGGTCATTACCTCAAACTGTGTGCCGCCATCTTTAAGGCGGGCAACGGCATAGACATGAGTAACCGGTGCATCTTCGTTCTCACCCGGACGGTGTACCAGCTTCTCTTCCAGACCAAACTCGAAGCTGAAATCGTCACCTTCACGGACAACACGCGCGGAAAGGCTGGCAATCTGTCCGGAACGGCGGGCAAGGTCGATCATTCCCCGGTAGCCAATAATTAACTGAACGTTTTTTTTGCCTGACTTTTCGTTTTTGTTTCCGAACGGCAGCAGATAGGCATGACCGAGCGCGCCGCCGGGCTCCAGCCCAAGCTGGGAACACTGAACGATGGCGCTGACAAAACTCATGGTGTCACAGTCACCCAGCGCCGGAACTTTTCGGATTTCCGTTGTGGCTATCCGGATCATGCGTTCCGCTGTCATGTGGCGGGGCAGGGCCGCCGCCAGTTGTTCTTTCATGGAGGGCTGGTTGATAAAGCTGATCACATCGTTGTTATTTTTCACTGCCGTCGGGGGGCGTGCTCCCTGTGTTTTTTGCAGGTCGGCTTTTGCAATAGGTGGCTGTTTAGGCATTTGCATTCTCCTTCGCCCAGCGGGGCAGTGATAAAGTTTTAATGGCAGGCCATTCATCGTTATTAAGGCATTCGGCCAGGGTTTGCAGATTGCGACGATATTCCCGCTGACCTGCCAGTTTTGCGTCTTCACCCATCATGAAAATCTCAACCGGGTAACGCCCACATTCGGCGGTTGTACTGGCAACAAGGAAGACGAAGGTGGGTATCTCACCGAACTGCGCCCGATAACCGTCGCTGTAGAAAGCGTCCTGTACGTGGTAGCGATAATCGTAATAAGCTGTCCTGAAGCGCTGGATATCAGCAGTGGTTTTCACATCCATGATCCAGTGAAATTCAGGGATGATTTTGTCCGGACGGCACCGACACAAAATTCCTGTTTCCGGATCTTCCCAGTAGACTGATGATTCAGCATATCCGGCGCTTTCAACCAGCCACTGCCCCAGCGGTAACGCCATCACACTCTGGTACATAAGTTCGATTTTCCGGCCTTCTTCTGCCGTAAGCACGGTTCTTCCTGTCCGGGCGCACTCTTCCAGAAAGGTTTTCTCTTCTTCTTTTCCTGCACTGGTACGGCGGTTAAATTCCGGAGCGATGATGAAGCGTTTACTGAACTCCTCTGGTTCCAGTATCCGGCAGTGAAAAGCCGTTCCTGTATCGAGAGTCTTTGTTTTCTCCGTGTCCACGGGGGCATTTTTACGCCACAGATAAATTGCTGGTGTGTCTGCGATATCGTCAAGCTGTGATTTACTGACGCCGGGGCCAGCGTGATACGCCTCGTTAGGGATGTCATAGTAAATACCTGGCTGTATATCATCAGGGACAGTGAAATTTCCGTTTTCTACGGGATCTGCCGCTTCGCCAGCTTCATCACCGCCAGTACCTGATCCACCGTCCGTTGTAATTTCCTGCCCTGTATCGCCAGCCGTTTCCTGCTGGTTGCTTTCTTTCCGCATCTCTCCATCTCTTTCTGTTCTGGCTTCCGTTTTTTCGGTCTGGTTTGAGGGGGGCGGGAATAGCGCTGATACATCGAAAGTCCCGTCCGCGTTTCTGGTGACAGCCTCCGGCTCTGCTGCTGGTTGTTTTTCCTCTGGCACCACTTCTTCTTTTTCACCCTGATTTGAGGCGCTGTAATTGTTATGAACCCACTTCGGATCGTCCGGGTCGCTGATGCCTTCGACATATTCACCGCGCGCGGCTGCCAGTTGTTTACCAACATCAACCGGGTTTTTGGGTGGAATGTTTTTACGTGCTTCGTGCAGTTCTGCCCGTATTTTCTGGTAGCCTGCTTCTGTCTGGCTTACAGGTGGCTCATTCTCCAGCGGCTGCGGGTCCGGATGATGTTCAGTTGTGTCCTGTTCCATTGTTTCAGGCGTTGCTGGTTCATCTGCCAGTTCGCCTGTCGGTTGCGGTTTTTCTTCATCACACTGAAATCTCCCTGCCTCAATATCCCGCAGACATTTGCCCGCCTGACGAAGCCTTGCTGCATTTTCTTCATGGGTTGTTGGGGTGTTATCAGGCACATATTCGTACCAGTCCGGATCGCGAACACCATGAACGGCAAGAAAGCTTTCGCACCACGTCCGGCGAAGATCAGGATTACCGTTATGTACGGCCTTTGGCGCTTTGCGTACCAGGTCAATAATGGTCTGTCGGTCGTAGCCTTTGATGTCGGGAATAATGCCCACTGTCATCGACATTTGTTTCCAGTCTTCCCGGTCTTCGGCAATGATACGTTTTGCAAAATCCATTGCAGGACGCAGGTTATTCAGATCCAGCTCCTCACAGAAACCACAGGCGAGCTCATAGTTAATCGTTCTGTGTGTCGGTTTTTCGCTACGGCGTGGACGTTCTGGCTTATTTACGTCGTCCACAATTACTTTATGTGGCCCGGTTTTTTTAACGGGTGCAGGTTTATTCTTCAGGCGTTCAGCCCATTCCTTAATCAGCAGGCCGCGGTTAATGTGTTCAGCACTGAACCATTCCTTAAAAAACTTAATAGTGGTGCATAACTCAGGCACTTTTCCATCGACAGGAAATACCTGTTTATACGCATTCACTGCTTTGTGAATATCGTGCTCGATAGCTTTTTTGAACGGCTCTACATTTTCTGCTGCGAGTATCAGGTTCTGGACAGTGGTATTCTGAGTATCCATCTCCAGACACGCGATTTCTTTTTTCTGGTCTGTATCGACGTGATAAAGATATTCTCCATCGCCAATATACTGTGCCAGAATGCGATGGCGGAACGGCAGTGTCGCAACCACGGTCAGTTGAGGGGTTGCTGGCGGGTTATGAAATTCCTGTATCCCGTTTTCTCCGGCAGGAGTGCCAGCACCGTCGGCGAGTTCTGTTTCATCTGATTTAACAGCAGAAGCTGCGCCGGGGATAAGTGTCAGGGTTTTTCCGTCTTCGCCACCGGGTTCGCGGTTTTCACAAAATTTAGTGTCAAAGACACCCTCGGGCGGAATGTCATTTTCTACCGGAAAATGTACGCGTACAGGTCTGGCAAAATCAGCTTCATCAAATCCGGCAGCATCCATAGCCAGTTCGCCACGGGAGAGGGCGAGTGACTGCTTTTTAGCTGTACACCAGAAAAAACCGGCTTTAAAGCCGAGGCGTTTCCTGGCACTTTCATTTTTAACCTTGTAATAAAATGAATATTCTTCCTGCTTAATGCTCATTGTTTTTTAACCTCAGTTAAGATTAAAATCGTTTTGCCAGTGAAAATCCTCTCCGGGTGCTCACTGGTCATGTCTCTGGTGGTGGGTCTGGTCGCTCACCTCAGCATCGCCGGGATGTAAAGCCGGGGAAGCGCCTGCATTTAATGCAGGCTTTTTTCCTTTGAGGCCTCAGACATCGCCCGCGCAAAATCACTGGCAACAGACAGGCTCTTCAATGCACCAATAACCTCCCTGGGGACGTCTTTCACTTTGAGCAACATGGCTGCTGCGGCTATAGTGGAGTCCCATGCCCCTGTTTTTTCATCTGCATATGCAGTTATTGATTTATTTATTGAATAGCCATCTTCGTTTCTGCTTAACTCGTATGAATAGCCAATAACTACCGGCATATTGTTTTGCTCGCATATTTTAAATATACGGCTGGTGAGTTCTTTTAGTTCCTGTAATACTGCTGCATCAGGCGTTGTATTTTTCATTTTTATTTCCTTTTTCAGGTTGAGTGAATCCCTGCCATTGCTGGCATAGTTTTATTGTTTCAGTAAATGATTAATTAAAGTTCATGTGCCATCTGGTCATGGCTGGCACAGCGTTTACTGCAATATTTTTGTTTTTTACGTGAAATAAGCGTTCCGTGCATATATATCAGTTCATATTCGTATGCGGTCTCTTCCGGTATTGCTTTCTGACAATATGCGCAGTTAATTAATGTCGGGTCTCCTTTCTGGGTGAGTAGAGTATAAATTTTACGAATCAAGCCCGGTTTTCTGTTTATTGCAGTCTGCTGTTTAGCCGGACTGCGCATCCAGTCGGAACGAGGTGTAATGACAGGTATCATCGTTTTATCCTCTTTGCCTGTTTATAAGCGAATTTTGTTGGTGCGGTGCCTGGTGCCTCCAGGTGACGATAACCAGTTAACCATTACCGCCGACTACTATTTCCACCCACAACATGAAGGACCGTTATGTCTTTTTAACTGTGCCGCGTGCGCTTAGCCGCATTCACCACACCACAAAATTCGCTTTAAAAAGGGCGGAAACCAGAAAGGAATGAACTGGTACCGCCAAAGACTACACACAGCAATGTCACGGGTTCCACTCGCAACCGGAAGCGCACTGTCGCAGTGGATTAAACGACAGACCTGACAAGGGAAGGTTCTGCGTAGTGCGCTTTCGTGTTGTGTGCTCCGTATCGTGGATCTGGAGGCCTGTAGTTTCACCACTTATGGCCTGGATGCGTGCTGGCTTACGTGCGAAATCAATCATCTTCTAATCCAAGAGCTATCCGTATTTCTTTTGCGCGGCTTTTACTGCCTGCCTCGACACCTTGGCTGTAAACGAAATGCAATAGGTTATGGATGATCTCCCAATCATCACGATCCAGCTTTGTTGAAAGCAGGCGTGAGACAATTTTGCCACTGGATTTCAGGTGAAATGCGGTGGTCTCTTCTTTGCCGTTGTATTTTTTATCGATGATTTCCATGACTTTTCACCTCATCCGCTTAACGCCCGGCGGCGGAACGTTTTATCTACTGCGCTTGTTACTTAACAACAACTGCCGTCATGTTCGTATGCCTCAGGCTGGCTACTTAGCCCGACTCAGCAGCGGGATAACTCTTGGTATTGTCCGGCTGTTATCTGGTCTGGCGTTGTCTTGATGAATTCATTAAACACGAAATGATGTACAATTGTCAACACAAAATGTGTTTTTGGTTGAGAGAGGGCGTTCTACTGGGCTTGAGGCAATAAAAAACCCGCCAGTGGCAGGTTTTAAACTATTCAGGTCAAGTCTTAAGTTAGTTTTCTGGTGGTTGAGTTGAGTTTTTAAGGCGATTTCTTAGATACGTTTCAACATAGTCATCAATCTCTTTTAAACGAACCTCAAAGAGATCAATCATTCGTTGTTGCTCTGAGCTTGGTAACTGATTGAATAACTCAAGCAATTTTTTATGTTGATCACTTAGCCATGCCTGCGAGGAGTCCTTTTCACCAAACAGAAGTTCGGGTGGGGAAATACCTAGTGCTTCACCAAGTACAACTGCATCATACACCCCAACATTTCTACTTCCTGCTTCATAGTTTCCTATGCGTGACTGAGTCCATCCACAAATCTCAGCCAGTTTACCTTGAGACAGGCCGAGCTTTTGTCTGCGCCCCTTGAGGCGCATTGCGATCTCATCATTAAGCCGGCTGGCGGCAATTTTTTCATTTTCTTTTCTCATGGCTCCCTTTTATCACGATGCGTGATTTACGCAAAACACAAAACAACTTGACTGTGCAACACAAACTGTGTTTAGAATTATTGGCGGAGGTTTTAAATGAACAAAATTTCAACATACAGAAAGCAACTGGGGCTATCTCAAAGGCAGCTTGCGACTCATTTGGGATGGATACAGAGCCGTCTGGCGAACTACGAAGCAAATTTTCGCACACCCGGACTGGAGGAGTGCCGAAAAATTGTTGCCACACTTAACCATCTGGGATCTCGCTGTGTTCTTGATGATGTTTTCCCGCCTCATGTGAACGATAGCAGAACCATATTAGCGAAGGTGAACAACCATGATCACCCCTGAAACAGCCAGTCAGGCGTTATCGTCATGGCTGGCATATTTACAGATAACCCAGGAAACCGCCACGCAGCTGATCACCCGCGCATTCCTGGAGCAGCCGGCGCGACCGGAAATAGCGGTTCACCGTATCGAGCGTGACGACGGAACGGTGGATTACGACGCATGGCGCCGTAACCGGATAAACATTTTTCAGCGCTGGCGGAAACGGGAAACGGCGGAGCACTGCGAGAAATTCTCTGCACTGACCCCCGCTATTCTGGAGGCGATCCGCAAAAGTGCGCCGGAACTGCATAAACGAATAACGGCAGGGCAGAGCATTGAATACCTGCTTTCACAGCTTTTAAAAAAACCGCAGTGGCAAGCGCGGTACTTCTTGGCGCGCCGCTGGCGGATTTTGAGCGAAAGTGTGACGAGGCCATATATGCGTTACAGGCGTTACGTAGCGGTTATCGCCAGCAATACCAGAGACATGACCAGTGAGTAATTTTTTATGTTTTATCGCCCGGAAAAGAGCGTAGAGAGGCTTTATGGCCGCACTTCCATACATGCAGCTTTACATCGCTGATTATCTGGCGGACACCATGCACCTTTCTGCCGAGGAACATGGAGCCTATTTGCTGTTGATGTTCAATTACTGGCAGACCGGAAGAGCTATCCCGAAAAGCAGGCTGGCAAAAATTGCTCGGATTAGCAATGAACGCTGGGGGGCTGTGGAAGAGTCCCTGAGAGAGTTTTTCATTGATAACGGTACTGAATGGGTTCATGAGCGTATCGAAAATGATCTCGCTGCGGTCAGGGATGTTCTGGCGAAAAAGTCGGCAGCAGGAAAAGCATCTGTTCAGTCCAGAAGGAACAGGAAGAAAACGCAGGCTGCCAGTGGAAGTAACACATGTTCAACAGGTGTTGGTTCGGTGTTTAAACAGGAAGCCAACAAAAAGGGAACTAATAAAGATATAGATCTAAAAGAATTAAACCCCACACATAACGCGTGCGCGCGCGCGAGTGCTCCGGTTAGTCAGCCTGGAATTATGGAACAGCCTGTCGTGACTGAACCGGAATACCGGGAAGGCCTGAACGAGCCGATCGGGAAATTCTCAATGATGGATGACTGGCATCCCTCGCTGGATTTCCGACAACGGGCCGCCCAGTGGGGCGTTGCGTTACCAGAGCCGGAGTATTTACCTACGGAGCTTGTCGCGTTCAGGGATTACTGGACGTCGGAGGGAAAGGTGTTCACACAAATCCAGTGGGAACAAAAATTCGCCCGTCACGTAAACCACGTCAGGGCAAAGGCGAAACCAGCCAGCAGGGGAGAAAGCCATGCAGAAATCCAGCCAGACAGCACCGCATCGCGGGCAGTACAGCAAATCAGGGCGGCCCGCGTGCAGTGGGAACGCGAAAACGGGATCGCCAGCGACGGAGACGGCCTGGCGACTCTGGGAAGTCATGGGGGAAATTTATTCGAACCGATGGACGCAGAAGAACGGCGCGGCACCTTCGAAGCTGTGGGTGGCCCAGATTGGGGCGATGACTGAGCGCCAAATCCGGCTGATTTGTCAGCAGTGTATGGAGCGATGCCGGGCGGCTGAGACATGGCCGCCGGACCTGGCTGAGTTTATTTCGCTGGTTTCTGAAAGCGGAGCTAATGCGTTTGGTCTCACAGCCGATGCGGTGCTGGCGGAATATCGTCACTGGCGTAACGAGTCCTGGCGCTACTCCGGCAGTGATAAATATCCGTGGCCTCAGCCGGTTCTGTATCACATCTGCACCGAGATGCGCAGAACGGGCGTTGAGCACCAGATGACGGAAGGCGAACTGAAACGACTTGCAGAACGGTTACTGGCGAAGTGGACAAAACACGTCGGTAATGGTTTCAGCATACCGCCGGTACGCCGTCAACTGGCAGCGCCGCGTCATCCGGCAGGGCCAACCCCGGCACAACTGATGATGGAAGAATTCAGACGGCGTAAGGCGGCGGGAAGGCTTTAACAGGGGGGACTTATGAGCAGAAATTACACACCGGCGCAGAAAGCTGAAATACAGAAGCGCCTGACGGAACTGGTACGAACCCACGGTCGGATGACGTTTGGAGAACTGCGGAAGATAACGGGGTTAACCATTTTTACAGCCCGCCACTACCTGGAAAAGGCGGAAAGTTGTGGGGATCTGTATCAGGCCGGGAGAAGCGGTATTTTCCCTTCGGAACGGGCTTTCCGGCTTTGGAAGCAGAAACGTGAAGATGCCAGGATTACCCGCTTTCTGAAAACGCCGGAAGGTGTGGTGAGTTCCTACGACCGGACCAGAAACGTTATCTGTACGGAGTGCCGGAACAGCGTGACGATGCAAAGGGTACTGGCATTTTATCGGGGACATTACCGGGAGGCGAAATCTGCATGAAAATCGAATACCAGGAAGGAGGAGCTGAGTCCCGTCTGGTTATCACCAGCGGTTTCCTTTGGTGGAGAAAACATATCCATCTGGTTGATGAAATTTTGTTGCGTGCGCCGCAACTGCGGGCGGTGAGTGAGGGATTTTTTATCGTGACGACGACCGTCAGTGGATTTACAGCGGATGTGCTACGGGCGGAAATGATTGTTGAAGGTATGGGGTACAAGGTGATGAACGCCGAAATGATACATAACAGTTGCATGGAGGCAGACAAATAGCTGGCGTAACACAGAGCGTTGAGTACAATTGCTGCGGGTGCTTGAGGCTGTTTGCCTGGAGCATTCGTGAAAGGCAGACAGAGAAAAGCCCCAGTTAACATTCGGCGTCTTGCAGGACGCTTAACATTAAACTGAGGCCACATCTATGCTCTACACACGTAGATTAGCCTCTTACGGACCGAAAGGTCAAGGAGAAGCAGGCTATGAAGCAGCAAAAGTCGATGTTAATCGCCCTGATCGTCATCTGTATCACCGTTGTAATGGCGGTGCTGGTAACGAGGAAAGACCTCTGCGAGGTACGCATCCGAACCGGCCAGACGGAGGTCGCTGTCTTCACGGCTTACGAATCTGAGGAGTAAGAGACCCGGCGGGGAGAAATCCCCGCCACCTCTGATGTGTCAAGTATCCTCAATGCACCCACATTCAACCCGCTCCGGCGGGTTTTTAATGTCCGGGAAATGAGCATGTCAAAAAATAACCAGTTATAAGATTATAAATAGAACACAGAGAAAATGTCATTGCACGTGGTCAAAAAATAGCCATATTTATTAATAATGATAATTAGTAGTCTCCTATGTATTCATGGTGAGAATGAAGGTGCTTTAAAAATGCTCAAGTTCGTTATCTATGGAGACACCGTGAAAAAACTAAATAAAACATACAATTGTAAATATGCTGTTATTCGCCGTGATGACATGACAGTAATTGCTGAAATGGATTTTTTTCCTGACTGCAACAGGTCATTGATGTATCGGGATGGCCGCTATGTCCGGTTTCTGCCATTGTTGCAAAATGACATCATGGGGAGCGATACCCTGATTAATGAGCTGACTATCAGGGCCGGTTATCATGAATAATCATCCTTTGGTATACTCGTCTGCGGGCTGAACTCCCAATCTACTGCGCCACCGGAGAGAACGATGGCGCATTTACAACTGGTCAAGCAAACCTCATCAGGGCTTCTGCTCCCGGCGACGCCGGAGAGTGGGGATTTCCTGCGCTCAGTAAAAATCGGTGAGTGGATACACGCCGATTTTAAGCGTGTCCGCAACTACGCCTTTCATAAACGATTTTTTAAACTCCTTCAGCTTGGTTTCGACTACTGGACGCCAAAGGGCGGCACGGTCACATCGCGGGAACAGAAACTTATCTCCGGATTCGTTAATTTTCTTTGCGACTCCGCAGGCCAGGAATATACCCCGGCCCTTAATGAGGCGGCGGAACAGTACCTCCATAACGTAGCTACCCTGCGAACCGGGGACGTTGCCCTTCTTAAATCTTTCGATGCCTTCCGGGAATGGGTAACCGTTCAGGCCGGGTTTTATACCGAGCATTTTTATCCGGATGGCAGCCGCGGGCGCCGGGCGAAATCCATAGCGTTCGCCAGTATGGACGAAACCGAGTTTCAACAGGTCTATAAGGCTGTGCTGAACGTCCTGTGGAACTGGATTCTGTTTCGTAAATTTTCCTCTCCGGAAGAAGTTGAAAACGTGGCCGCGCATCTGCTGGAGTTCGCATGAAAATGACATGGTTTCAGCATCCGGCGTGTACCACCGAAGAGGCGGATGAGCTGGTGAAGCAGTACCGGCGCAGGGGGGTAAAGACGGAGCGCAGCCTGAATCATGACTGTATTCACTGGACGGTAAGTGCCCTGTTACCGGAATTCGGGCATGTGCCAGTACGGAGGCGTGCGTGCTCTTATCTGAAATGAAAACTTACCGCAGTAAAAAATGGCTGGCAGCCGTCGGGCAGATTGAGCAGTGCGTGCTGTGTGGTCGGTGGGGAACGCAGGTTGCGCACATGAATGAAGGCAAAGGCATGGGAATGAAAACGGATGACTGCGCCACGGCGGCTATTTGTCAGGAATGCCATCATGAAATCGATAACGGCAGTCACCTGAGCAGGGAAGAACGCCGGTGTCTGATGAACAGGGCGATCGTACTGACAGTGATTAAACTTGTACGCATGGGAAAGGTGGTACCGAAATGATTTATCCAACCAGTACCGGAAAACCGGGCGAATATTTTCGACTGAATACACTGGAAAGCGTGTGGATTCAGGGAAAACTCCGTATGTGGGGACGATGGTCATACATCGGCAGCGGTAAACCCGGCAATATGTTTAACCAGTTACTGGCCTCCAGAAAACTGACAAAAACAGCCATCAATGAGGCTTTACGCCGTCTGAAAAAATCAGGAACAAGCAAGCCAGAGCTGGAGGCCTTTCTTCGTGAAATGATGAACGGGAAACAAAAAAGCTGGCTGGCGCATTGTACTGATTCCGAGGCCATGTTGATTGACCGCGTGATTGGTACTGTATTAGCTGAGTATCCGGCGCTGAAAAAGTTGATTCACCAGCGTTACGAAGGACGGGGAATGAGTAAGCGCAAAATGGCAGAACAGCTAAATGAGCTGCATCCAGATTGGTGCCTGAGGACCTGCAAAAATCGTATTGATCAATGGTTATGTACGGCTGAGAACGCGCTCTATGTTCCGCTTTGTGAGGCATATGGTCTGGATGTTACGAGATTTGGAAATTGACACATTTTGTACTCAAAATCTGGCGACTCATTAGTGAAAAAAGCTATTGCATTTTTGCCCACAAATTGCTTCAATCCCGGTATGCTTCGCAAAGCTGTATCGCGAGGCGAATAACAGACATGAACATAAAAGAACCCGCCATTGAGCGGGTTTTTTATTAACACCTCCAAAAAAGTAATCAAAAATGTTGACATGGTAAGCATAAATGTTTACTATAATAGCATGTTCAACAGAATGGAGGAGTGGTGAAGCAAAGCGAGTTCAGGCGGTGGCTTGAATCTCAGGGGGTCGAAGTTTCAAACGGTACTAACCATCTGAAACTTCGATATAACGGGAATCGAAGCGTAATGCCGAGACATCCTGGCGCCGAGATAAAAGAACCACTAAGAAAGGCGATACTCAAGCAGTTAGGCCTGAAATAACAAACCAGCCCTCCGGGGCTGGTTACCCGAACAGCTTCACCAGGATAAATATGCGATATCCAGTAGTATTAACGCCAGACAGCGGCGGATATGTTGTCTCGTTCCCGGATATACCGGAAGCCCTTACTCAGGGTGATTCGCGGGAGGAGGCGTTGAAAAACGCGCTTGATGCGCTTGTTACGGCCTTCGAATTTTATTTCGAAGACGGGGAGCGCATACCAGAACCGGGTAACGTGACAGATGATTTTGTCGAAGTACCGGCAAGTGTGGTAGCGAAGGTGATGCTTTTGAACGCCTGGATTAGTTCCGGCTTAACTCAGGTTGAGCTGGCGCAACGTATGGGTATCAAAAAACAGGAAGTGACCAGATTGTTTGATCTGAAGCACTCGACGAAAATCGACACGATACAGAAAGCGCTGGCAGCGCTTGGAAGACGGCTTGAAATATTAGCTGCGTAAATTATACCCCTGATTTTCTGTATACCACTGCCACGTAGCGGGGATTGGCTCCCGCACCCATCACAAGGCTGCGCTATTGCGCGGCCTTTTCTTTTTCCACTTACCCGACATCCGGGTAGTCCATTTCCCGGACAGGGGAAGTTATGACAATGGATAAACATACGACATGGCTGGCCTACATCTGGGCATTAATCAGCGGCATATGCGCCCAGTGGACGTTAAACGACTATGGCGCGCTGATAGGTATTGTTCTGGGTATTGGTACGTTTCTGGTTAATAAGCATTACAAAAAAAAATCAGAGCAGGCTCAGGCAAGGCAGGCTGCCGCGATGGAAGAGCGTAACAGGCTAATCGCCCGGATTCTGGAAAAAAACGACCATGACAGCACGTTAAAGATGCTGGCGGTATCTGAAATGCCGGAGGGCAGTAATGGCGCTCAGGACAAAAGTTAAATACGGTCTTTCCGCCGCCATGCTGGCGCTGATTGCCGCCGGTGCCAGCGCACCGCAACTACTCGACCAGTTTTTGCAGGAGCGGGAAGGAAATACGCTGGTGGCCGTTCGTGATAACGGCGGCGTCTGGTCAGTATGCCGTGGCGTGACTCGTATCGATGGTAAACCCGTTGTGAAAGGTCAGCGACTGACGCAAAGCCAGTGCGACCATTACAACGCCATCGAGCGGGATAAAGCGCTGGCATGGGTAAATAAACATGTTCACATACCGCTGACCGAACCGCAGAAAGCCGGTATTGCGTCGTTCTGTCCGTATAACATCGGTCCCGGTAAATGTTTTCCGTCCACGTTTTACCGGAAGCTCAACGCAGGAGATCGTAAGGGAGCGTGTGCAGAAATCCGCCGTTGGGTATATGACGGCGGCAAAGATTGCCACAACAGGGAAAATCAGTGTTACGGCCAGGTGATACGCCGCGACCAGGAATCAGCGCTGACGTGTTGGGGGATAGACCAGTGAAATACTTACCCACAACGGTATGTTTTGTCGCGGCGGCTTATCTTGCCGCTCATGGTATTGACGGCTGGGGATGGTTTCTCTTTATCGGCGTTATTCTGGTATGAACCGTATAACCTTTACTGCCATCATCCTTCTGCTGATAGTTGCCATAGCGCTGGCGTGGACGACTGACCACTACCACGGTAACGCGGTGCGCTATAAAGACCAGCGCGATACCGCCACTCACAATCTGAAGCTGGCGAACGAGACAATTACCGACATGACGAAGCGCCAGCGTGACGTTGCCGCCCTCGATGAAAAATACACGAAGGAATTAGCTGATGCACAGACCAGGAATACTGATTTGCAGCGCCGCCTTGCTGCTGGTGGCCGGGTGCGCGTCGAAGGACGATGTTCAGTGCCCACCGAGACCGAAACCGCCAGCACCAGCCGCGTGGGCAATGCTGCCACCGTCGAACTCTCTCCAGGTGCTGGACAAAACGTTCTCAATATCCGCGCCGGGATCATCAGCGACCAGGAAAAACTGAAGTATTTGCAGGAGTACGTTCGCACGCAGTGCAGATAAAAAAATCCCCGCAGGAGGGAAAAGGAGCTTACCTGCGGGGGAGTTTCAGAAATGCATAAACATGACAATGTCTCTGGGTCTGCGTACTACCACATCGCGTTTTTATCGTACTGATATAAGCCAGTTTTCGTACACCTCAAAAACGTAACCAGACGCTAAAAACTGGTACACCTCATGAAAATAACTCAATGGCTGAAAAGCCTCGTCCATACGGAGCAAAGAGAAATGCCGGATATGAAAGATATCGTCACCGACGACATGGTGAAAAACGCCCTCAAATCAGACGCCGTTACCATCGCAGTTAAAACGCAGATTAAATCCACTCTGGATCAGCAGATTGACGCCGCTGTCGATACCGCATTGACCGATATTCTCGGTAGTGATGCTGATAATACGGTTATGCAGTAGGTGAGATCAGGCATTACAGCAGCCCTTCAGTGAGGGGCTGCGATAATGGTTAATCACAGGGAACATAATCATGGCAAAACCGGACTGGGAGGCCATCGAGACGGCATACCGGGCCGGAGTGATGTCCCTCCGTGAAATTGCGTCACATCATGGTATTAGTGAAGGTGCTATCCGCAAGCGCGCAAAGCGTGATGACTGGTCCCGTGATCTTAACGCCAGGATTCAGCAAAAGGCTGACGATCTGGTACGCAAACAGGAAGTACGCAAAACGGTACGCACCAAAACGGAACTTACAGAACGCGTACTGATAGAAGCCACAGCGGAGGTAATAGCCTCGGTACGCATGGAACACCGGGGCGATATTCGCCGGGCCCGGGAACTCACAAACACGCTTTTTGATGAACTTGGTGCGCAGTGTGCTGATGTGGGGGCGCTGGAGCAACTGGGTAACATCATGTTCGATCCTGACGATAAAGGCCGCGACCGGCTCAATGAAACTTATCAAAAAGTCATCAGTCTGCCTTCCCGTGTGAAATCTCTGAAAGACCTGAGCGACAGTCTGAAAACGCTGATCGGCCTGGAGAGAGAAGCCTGGAGTATAGGTACTACCAGTGAACCAGAAAAAACGCCTCTACCAGGAAAAGATACTGATCTGACAACTGATCAGGCAGCGGAATTGTACAAAAAAATGATGAGTTGATTATGCCTTTACCATTCCCCTTTGACTTTAAAAATCCTGATTATGTTCAGGTTTTTGAATGGCGAATGGAGCGTCTGCAACGTATCAGGAAGGCTCCCGAAACTCTCCCTGCTCTCAGGCAGTTTTACCGTACAAACCCGGCGCAGTTCATCATCGACTGGGGCATGACTACTGACCCGCGCAATCTCGATTATGGTCTTCCGGTCACCATTCCTTTTTTGCTGTTTCCACGGCAGGAGGAATGGATCGACTGGATTATGGAACGCTCGCGTAACCATGAGAATGGTCTGACTGAAAAAAGCCGCGAAATGGGGCTGAGCTGGACATCTGTCGGTCTGGCCAGTGCGTTATGTCTGTTTAACCGTGAAATGGTTATAGGGTTTGGTTCCCGTAAAGAGGAGTATGTCGATAGCACGGTTGATCCAAAAGCGCTGTTCTGGAAAGTACGCAAATTTATAGCAACTCTTCCTGCCGAGTTTCGGGGAGGCTGGGACGAGAGAAAGCATTCACGTTTTATGAGCGTGGAGTTTCCTGACACTGGCGCGGTAATTAAAGGAGAAGCTGGCGATAATATCGGGCGCGGTGACCGTACTACGCTTTATTTTGTGGATGAGGCCGCCTTTCTCCAGCGGCCATTACTTATTGATGCCGCGCTTTCCCAGACAACTCGTTGCCGTATCGATCTCTCATCGGTTAATGGCATGAATAACCCCTTTGCGCAGAAGCGGCACAGCGGAAAAATCCCTGTGTTTACGTTTCACTGGCGTAGCGACCCGCGTAAGGATGATGAGTGGTACCGCAAGGAGTGCGAGAAAATTGATAACCCGATCATCGTTGCTCAGGAGCTGGATCTTAATTACCAGGCATCGGCAGAGGGTATCCTGATCCCATCAGAATGGGTACAGGCTGCGGTTGACGCACATATCAAACTGGGGATTCAGCCCAGCGGTCAACGGCTCGGTGCAATGGATGTCGCCGACGAGGGGCGGGATAAAAACGCCTGTTCCCTTCGTTACGGCTTCCTGTTGAGTGATGTCCAGGAATGGTCGGGTAAGGGTAGTGACATCTATGACTCCGTGGTTAAGGTCTTCGGCCTGTGCGATGACTTTGGCGCCGATGAGTTCCGCTTTGACGAGGACGGGTTAGGCGCTGGCGTTCGTGGTGATGCACGCGCTATCAACGAACTGCGGGAAGCTGAGGGTACAGATCAAATTACTGCCACACCATTCCGGGGGAGTGGAAGCGTTTTTTATCCTGAAAATGAAGCTGTTCCCGGTGATAACGGCAAACCGTCACGTCTGAATAAGGACTTTTTCGCCAATGCCAAAGCTCAGGGCTGGTGGCATCTTCGCGAATTATTCCGCAATACATTTCGTGCGCTAAAGGGCATGGAGTATGACCCGGATGAGATTATTTCCATCAGCAGCACGATGGAAAATAAAGACAGGCTTTTGATGGAACTGTCACAACCCACCTGGTCGAAAAATGCCGTCGGAAAAATTCTTGTTGATAAGCAACCTGACGGGACGAAATCTCCTAACCTGGCAGACTCAGTGATGATTGCTTATGCCCCGATGGAAATGCCCGTCGTAATTTCTGATGATTTTATGGAGTGGATTTGATGTGGCTTTTTAAACGTAAAAAAACGGTGACACCGCCAGAAAGTCCGCCTGAACCACATCCGATGACGATCAGCGATGAGGTGGTTGCTGAGGCCGGACAAAAACCGCAGCGTGAATTTGTTCGCTATGAGCCACCGCCGGGAGTCATTCCCGAAGACATACGCAATGCTGTACTGGCAATGGACTCGACCCCCTACGATACACTGAACAGCCAGTATCCTGATTTTGTGTACGGAGGATTTCCGGGCTATCCGTATCTGGCACTTCAGGCGCAGTTACCAGAGTACCGGCGCATGGTCAGTGTGATTGCCGAGGAGATGACCCGCAAATGGATAAAGGTTAAGGCGGTCGGGGTAGGGGACGACAGCCGCGCGCCGCGCATAGCGCAGCTTACTGATGCACTGGAGCGCTATAACGTACGGGATGCCTTCAGGCTGGCGGTGGAGCATGACGGCTTTTTCGGGCGAGGGCAAATTTATATCGATGTGCGTTCGCCATCGGGTATGTCGGCCTGGACTGACCCGGCGGAGCTGGAGTCCAGGCTGTTTATTTCCGACAAAAAAATCCCGAAAGGTTCCCTGCTGGGGCTTCGTGTTATTGAACCCGTCTGGACGTATCCGGGTATGTATAACTCGGATAATCCGCTGAGTGATGATTTTTACCGTCCGTCCGAATGGTACGTAATGGGAAAAACGGTTCACGCCAGCCGCATGATTGATCTGATTTCTCGCCCGGTTCCGGACATGCTGAAGCCGGCCTATAACTTTAGCGGCCTGTCACTGGTTCAGATTGCCGAACCTTACGTCAACAACTGGCTGCGTACACGCGACAGCGTGGGCGATATGCTGCATTCGTTTTCGCTGAGCGGGATCATGACGGACATGAGCCAGGCGTTAACGGGGAAAAGGGACTCGAATTACGCAAAACGCGCGGAGCTGTTTAACCGTACCCGTGATAACCGCGGGTTGTTGATGCTGGACAAGCAGAAAGAAGAGTTTTTCCAGTTCAACACCCCTCTGAGCGGCCTCGACACCCTTCAGGCGCAGGCACAGGAACACATGTTCTTTGTCAGTGCCATACCATCAGTAAAGTTCGCCGGGCTGAGTCCTACGGGACTGAACGCGTCGAGTGAGGGTGAAATCCGTGTGTTTTACGACACCATCGCTGCACTTGCCACTCGCCTTCTGAAGAAACCGCTGAAAAAGGTACTGGATATTATTCAGTTGTCTGAGTTCGGCGATATCGATCCTGATATCACTTTTGAATTTGAACCCCTGCATGAACTGACGCGCGAGCAACTGGCAAATATCCGTAAAACTGAAGCGGAAACAGATCAGATTTACGAGAGCGCCGGAGCGGTGACCAATAACGAGGTACGCGAACGGCTGGCTACTGCACCGGACAGCCCGTACAGCGGTATTGACCTGAGCGGAGAAATCGAAATTGACGACACCGAAGAAAATCCGCCGCAAGACCCGAACGCAGACCCTGAGACGGATTTCACCCAACGCGGGGATTGAGGCCTGGTACCGCAGACAACTGGATAATGCCGTCAGTGAGATGCACAACAGCGTGCTTTACTGGCTGCGGGCTGAGTACCGTAAAACAGACCTCGCGCAGGATGCGTCCCCCGTTAACCTGATGCGTGGAGCCATGCAACAACTTGCCAGGCGCTGGCAGAAAAAGTTTGACGAAATGGCCCTGCGGCTGGCGAGGCGGTTTGCCGGTGATGTTCTGAAAAACAGCGATGCGTCACTGTCCACTGCGCTCCGTGATGCCGGGTTTACGGTTCCTTTCCGTATGACAGCGGAGATGAACACCGCACTTCAGGCCAGCATCACGGAGAATGTGAACCTCATTCGCTCCATCCCGCAGCAACATCTCACCCAGGTGGAAACACTGGTCATGCAGTCTGTTGGCCGGGGGCGTGACCTGAAAACTCTGACCGATGAACTGGAAAAACGCTACGGCATCACACGACGGCGCGCGGCGCTGATTGCCCGCGACCAGAACAATAAAGCGACCTCGGTAATGCAGTCGGCCAGACAACGCTCGGTGGGCATCACTGAAGGTATATGGCGGCATTCCCGCGCGGGTAAAACATGGCGCCCGTCGCATGTGAAGGCGAACGGTAAACGGTTTGATCTGCGAAAGGGGATGTTTCTGGATGGTAAGTGGGTACTGCCGGGCGAAGAAATCAACTGCAAGTGCGGCTGGGAGGCCGTTATTCCCGGACTGGAGAAAAGATGATTATTACCGAAATGCTGGCGTTTGACCGGGCATCGGTAAGGCAGTTCGATAAAGTAGGTCGCCTCCAGATTGAGCGCAGTAATCTCAGCAAGGCGAACGTCTGCGGTTATTTCGGGCATGAAATACCGGGGGCGGAAGCGCTGGGACTCGACCCTCAAAAACTTTATCAGCTTTACCGTGACCCCGATGAACTGCGCAAGGCAGTTTCAACCTTCAACAATATTCCCGTCCTGTGCCGACACAAACCCGATTATCCGGGCGCGCCCGCGCGCGAGTACCGGGTGGGGACGACTCATGCCAACAGCGAGTTTGACGGTACCTATCTGGTTAACGGCATGTCCATCTGGGACAACTCCGCCATCGCGGGGATAGAAACGGATGAACAACGGGAAATCTCATCGTCATATGCCTATGTGGCAGATATGACGCCGGGAACCACCCCCGACGGTGAACCGTATGACGGCGTTATGCGGAATATCGTGGGAAATCATGTGGCGCTGGTCGGCGATGGCCGGGCGGGGCCGGACTGTCTTGTTATGGACTCTCTCCCTCAGGAGCTAAAACGCATGAAACTGAGTAAAAAAGAAGTGGCGGTGCTTACCGCGCTGGGAACCTATCTTGCGCCGCGTCTGGCACAGGATGCGGCTCCTAAGGATTTGTTACGCCTGATGGCGCAGCATAAGCGCCCGGCAGCTATCGCCAGCGCGGTAAAAACTGCCTACAGCGAACGGCTGGCACAGGATATGGATATTGAACCGGCGGAGCTGGCGCAACTGATGGAATCAGCAGAAGCCGTGCCGGAGCTGGCCGGGGACGATGATACCGGGTTAACTGACGAGCCGAAGGCATTTGATACCGACAGCCCGATGGAAAGTGTACTGGCGTTGCTGTCCGGCAAAGTTCCTGATGATGTGCTGGAAAAAATTAAATCCGCACTGGCTCCGGCAACTGACGAAGACCCCGAAATAAAAGAGGCTGATGTGAAACCCGACGATGTGAAAGTCGATAAACCCGCAATGGATGCGGCAATCAGGCTGGCAACTGACCAGGCAACGAAACGGGCTGCTGAAAATTTTCGCGCCGTTCGTGTGGCTGAAACCGAGGTGCGGCCGCTGATTGGCGATGTGGTGGCGATGGACTGCGCCGAAGAGGTTTACCGTACCGCGCTGGAACAGACGGGGATCGATATCCAGGGCATTCACCCCAGCGCGTACCGCAGCATGGTGAAGTTTGCCGTTGAGCAGAAACAGACGGCTAAAGGTCCGCGTGTTGCGATGGACCAGGCCAGCGCATCGACGTTTGCGGCAGATTTCCCCGGTGCAAAACTGAAACGAGGTTACTGATATGAATACTTTTCAGACACACATGAACCAGTACCCGGCACCGGGGATTCCGGGGGCATTTGCCAGTGATAACCCTCACGCCTCGTATGTGGCGGGAGAAGGCGCGCTGATTACCGGCCCTGACGGACTGGTTATTGCCCGGTTTGCCTGGGTAACCAAAGGCGTTGCCGCCAATGAGGGAACCGGTGCGCCGGCGGGTTTTGTTCCGCGCGACGGGCAGGCTTCTGTTGTGGAATGGCTGGCTGGCGACTCGAACACTATTTACCCGGGACGTGAATGTACCCTGATGGTATCGGGGGACTTCTGGGCGCTGACCACCACCGCTGCGACGGTCGGGCAGAAAGTTTTTGCCTCCCTGACCACCGGGGAGATAGCCACAGGGGCGGCAGGCGCCACGATGGCGGGTTTTGTAGAAACCGGGTTTTCCGTTGCCAGCGCTGCGGCGGCGAAAGAAGTTATTAAGATCAGCACCTGGAGCAAATGATGAATAAATTTAAACAGCATTATGCGACGGTAAGCCGCGACTACGGGATTATCCTTCCCGGTGCGCAGGCTTATTTGCCCCCGGAATACGCCGCCGATTACGGACTGGCGATGGACGCGCAGCCTGCGCTGGTTACCGCGGCTAACAGTGGTATCCCTGCATATTTCACCAATTACGTTGAGCCAGAACTGATCCGCGTGCTGGTGACGCCGATGAAAGCCTCTCAGATTCTGGGCGAAACCAAAAAAGGTGACTGGACGACACTGTCGGCACAGTTCCCGATTGCAGAATCTGCCGGGGAGGTGAGTTCCTACGGGGATTACAGCAACAACGGTATTGTGACGTCTAACGTCAACTGGGTACCGCGCCAGAGCTATCACTTCCAGACGTTTACCCGCTGGGGCGAGCGAGAGCTGGATATGTACGGCGCAGCCCGTATTGGCTGGGCGGCAGAGCTGAACGTGGCATCGGCACTGACGCTGAATAAGTTCCAGAATAAGTCCTACTTCTATGGTATTGCCGGACTGGCGAACTACGGTTTGCTGAATGACCCGTCGTTATCCGCACCGATAACCCCGGATACCGTGGACGGTAAGCTCAAGTGGGACGACAAGGACGGACAGGGCGTGTATGACGATGTCGTGAAGCTCTTTAAACAACTGGTGAAACAGACTAACGGCCATATTGAGCGTACCGACAAAATGAAGCTGTGCATGTCGCCGCTGGCGGAGGTGAACCTCACCAAGACTAACCAGTACAAGGTTAACGTGTCCGATCTGCTGGCGAAAAACTTCCCGGCGATGACCATTGAAACGGCGGTGGAATACACCTCTGACGCTGGCGAGCTGGTACAGCTTATCGCGGAGCGTCTGGGGGAACAGGATACAGGCTATTGCTCTTTCACTGAAAAAATGCGCGCCCATGCGGTAGTGACTGAATCATCTGCCTGGAAACAAAAAAAATCTGCCGGTACCTGGGGGGCGATTATTCGCCAGCCGCTGGCGTATGCACAAATGCTGGGGGTGTGAGTCATGGCTGAAATGGTAACAGTGGGCTGCAAATTGCCGAACGGTCTGATGCTGGAAGTGGGACCGAAACAGGTACAGGTAGCAGGCTGGCGGAATAACGCCGTTAAAATCGTTGGGGGCTATGGCCTGACGCAGGTTGAAAAGGCGTTCTGGGAAGCCTGGCTGGCGGAGCACTGCCAGCAACCTTATGTGAAAAACGGCGTTATTTTTGCGCAGGACAAGGCGAACAGCGCTGCCGCGCAGGCTACGGAGCAGAAAACCGTGAAATCCGGCCTTGAACCGCTGCCGCAGAAAAATCCGGCTCCGGGCATTAACCGCGATGATGAAGTGATGGACAAACCTCAGGAGTAAAACGGTATGGGTACGGTAACGTTTGACTGGCAGGCATTTTCGGCCCTTTACCCGGAGTTTTCCGCTGTTGGTCAGGTTTCCGCAGCCGCCATGTTTGGTAAAGCGACCACGTTATACCTGGATAATACGGACGACAGTCCGGTTACCGACCTGAACGAGCGGGAACAGCTTTTGTTCCTGCTGGTTGCGCATCTGTGCTCGTTACGGGGACTGGGGAGCGGGAAAGATGGACAGGCCGGACTGGTGGGACGTATCACCAGTGCGTCGCAGGGTTCAGTTTCCGTCTCCGTGGATAATAGCGGCAGTAACGATGCGTCGTGGTGGTATCTCCAGACACCTTACGGCGCTGATTACTGGCAGGCGACGGCGCCGTACCGTTCAATGGAGTATGTACCGGGCGGTTCACCTTCGCGTTATCCGGGGCATTATTACCGGGGATACGGGAGGGGGCGTCGATGGTAAACAAAGTTACGGGCGGCAGACAGTTCCGGCAGAAGCTGAAACAGGCCGCAGATAACCTTAAATCGGGCAAAAGCCTCAAAGTGGGTTTTCTTGAAGGGGCAACCTACCCCGACGGTACGCCGGTGGCGTATATCGCCGCCATTAACGAGTTTGGCGGTAGTGCGATTATACCCGCTCGCGAGCAGACGCTTCACTTTCGCTATAACGAAAAAACGGGAGAAATCGGGCACCGCTTTGTCAAAGCCGGTAAGGGTAATTTTGCTCAGGATGTGGTTATTCCTGAGCACACGGTCACCATTCCACCCCGTCCTTTCTTCCGTAAGATGATCGAGCATAAAAGCCCAGAATGGGGCGAAAAAATGGCGACGCTTTTACGGGCGAATGATTTTGATACCGCGACCGCGCTGGTGTACATGGGGGAGCATATCAAAGGGCAGTTGCAGATGTTTATTCGAGACTGGAAAAGGCCGCCCAACGCCGCATCCACTGTCCGGCAAAAGGGCTTTAACAACCCGCTTATTGAAACCGGTCATATGATGAACAGTGTCGATTATTCTGTTGACGGGGGCAAAAAATGAACCTCCACGGTATTGTTTCCGGCGTGGTGCGCCGGGTAAATCCTTATACGGACGCGCTGGTTTATCGCTCGCGTGGGAGTACACAGCAGGCGGACTATTCCCGCGTGCCTGAGTATGATGATCCGGTTCCCGTCAGGGTACAAAAACAGGCCGTCACCCAGGCGGATTTACGTCATCTCGACAATCTGAACCAGCAGGGTGTTTTCGCCACACTGTATACCGACGGTAACTGGTGCGGGCTTAACCGTACCCGGCAACAGGGTGGCGATAAATTTGTCATTGGAGATGAAACGTGGCTGGTGGTTGAGGTACCGGAAATCTGGCCGGACTGGACGAGGGTTATTGTATGTCTTCAGGTGTGACCCTCTCCGTTACGGAAAGCGATCTTTATCAGGCCCTCGGTGATTATCTCCGGGGGCTTTTTTCTGATGCCGGGATTGAACGAACACAGCAGAACCGGATCCCTATGCCTCAGGGGGACTTCATCACCATGACAGGTATTGATGTTACCGGATTATCCACTGCGGTAGTGACATACTCTGCGCCGGAACAGGCCGGTGAAGGCTCTCAGCATATCACCCGTACCACAAAATGGCGTTGCCAGCTTGATTTCTACGGGCCTCATGCGGCGGATAACGCGCAGGCGCTGGCAACGCTTTTCCGGTCTGAATTTTCCGTGCAGCTTTTCCGGCAGACAGGTGGGCTGATTTCCCCGCTGTATTGCTCAGATCCCCTTAATACCACGTTCGTCAACGGCCAGCAGCAGTATGAACCGCGCCGGACGCTTGATATTCAGATGCAGATTAACCCTGTGGTCACAACACCCCTGATGTTTTTTGACAACGTGATCACCCGGACAACGGAGGCTGATAATGCCAATCCCACTCAGTAAAGATGTACAGATAAATCCCGGTGTGCTGGCTGTGGCGGGTAATGCCGTCGATCTTAATGGCCTGTTGCTGACCGGAAATCCACTACTCCCGGTCGGCGGTGTGGTTCCGTTTTCCTCCCCGGATGATGTGTCCGCGTATTTTGGTGCATTATCCGATGAGTACGCACGCGCGCAGCTTTATTTTCAGGGCTTCAAAAATGCCACTAAAACGCCGGGACAATTGTTGTTTTCCCGTTTCAATCTTGCCGCATCGGCGGCCTGGTTACGTAGTGGTTCGTTTAAGGGCGTGACTATTGAACAGCTACAAAAACTTTCCGGTACGCTGACGCTGAGTATTAACGGGAAAAGCGCCAGCGCTGAGGTGAATTTTAACGGTGTCACTAGCTTCGCTGCTGCTGCAACGGCACTACAGACAGCGCTGACCGCGGCGGTGGCAACAGTGGTATTCGATACCACACAGAATGCTTTCGTCATTACTGCCGCCGGGGCGAAACCGGAGAGCACCACGATAACGTTCGGCAGTGGATCGGCTGCGGAACCCCTGAAGATGACCAGTAATACGGGCGCGGTGATATCCCAGGGCGCGCCTGTATCTGATGTACCTGACACGATGGCAGCCATTAAGGACGCTTCCCAGCAATGGGCGGGATTTTCCACAGTATCTGAAGTCACTGACGAGCAACACCTGGCGTTTTCTGCCTGGGCAAACGGGCAGGGCAAGCGTTACTTTTATGTGGCATGGACAACCAGTGGTAAGGCCAAAGTAAAAGGGGATACCAGTCATATCGCATACCAGATAATCACCGTCAATAACTACAGTGCTGTTGTACCGGTTTTCGCGTCTGATGGTAACCGGGCGGCTGCGGTACTGGGGTATGCGGCGTGCCTTGATTTTGTCCGACCAGAGGGACGCGTGCCGTTCAAGTTCCGCGAGTATGAAGGGCTGGCCGCTGATGTTACCAGTGGCAGCGATTACGATGCACTGATAGCCGCAGGTTACAACTTCTATGGGAAATATGCGGAAAACAGTGTGGTGGAAGATTACTGGGCGGATGGCACCATTACCGGCGATTTTAAATGGCTGGACAGCTTCTGCGGGCAAATCTGGCTGAATGCCAATTTGCAGGGATCTGTGATCTCGTTATTCAAGTCAAACCAGACTATCCCCTACAACAATGAAGGGCGGGCGCTGGTTGCGGCATCAATGAGTGACGTTATCCAGCAGTACAAACGCTGGGGCGGTATCCGTGAGGGGGTGACACTGACGGAGGCGCAGAAGAAGCAGATCAACAATGTTGTGGGGGAGGATGTTTCTTCAACATTGTTTGCCACCGGCTACTACCTGTATATCGGCGATATGCTGCCTTCTCTGCGGGCAACACGTAGCAGCCCGTCCTGTACGCTCTGGTACTGTGACGGCGGCAGTATCCAGAAACTTGTTATTGCATCCACGGAGGTCCAGTAAATGTCAGGTAATAACAACACCATCACTGCGGCGGACGCCATTATCACGCTGACAGTGAATAACCTGTATCCCTCCGGCGTACAACTTCAGGGATTTGCAGCAGATAACGTTTATGGCACCGATCCGCTGGTACTGGCGGAAACCGTCCGCGGTATTGACGGTAAACTGTCTGCGGGATTTGTGTACAGCAACATTATCCAGACGTTTCACATCATGCCGGACTCACCCAGCCGGGATATTTTTGATACTTGGTCAACCACATCCAGGACCAGCAGGGCTGTCTTCCGTTGTAATGCTGTCGTGCTGCTTCCGGCGATAGGCCGTAAATATACCTGCGTAAATGGCGTACTCAAACAATGGAAAGCGCTGCCTGACGCGGCGCGTACATTGCAGCCAGGACAGGCGGTTATCGAGTGGGAAACTATCACTCCGGAGGTTTTTAACTGATGGCCCGTAAAGAGAAATTTATCACTATTGATGGTCAGGGGCGGGATAACGGCAAGGTATTTCACCTTACCGAAATGTCTGCCTCGCAGGCGGAATGGTGGGCGATGCGTGCCATTATGGCGATGGGGCGTGGCGGCGTGGAGTTACCGGATGATGTTCGCAGTATGGGGATGGCTGCGCTGGCGCTGGAAGGGCTGAAAGCGTTGTCAAAAATCCCGCCGGAAGAAGCCCGTCCACTGCTGGATGAAATGATGGAATGTATACAGTTTGTTCCCGATTCGAAAAATCGTGGTATACGGCGACCTCTTATTGAAGATGATATAGAGGAAATCACCACCAGGCTTAATTTACGTGCGGAGGTATTCAGACTGCATGTGGATTTTTTCAGTCCCGCCGCCAGCTAGATATTCCCCCGCGTTATCTCGGCCCCGACAGACCGTTCGGGGTGGTGGATTACGTTAACGTTCCCCGCACCATTGCGACCGTTATCTCCTCCGGTAAGGCTTCAAAAGTCGAACTGGATTCCGTACTTGGTGTGCAGGACTTATGGGATCTGCTTGAGATTATTCAGGTGGACGCCCATAACGAACGTGTGATGCAGGAGACACAGAATGGCAGCGGTACTTGATGAGCTGGTTCTGGCACTGGATATAGAAAGTAAGGACTTTACCGCCGGGGAACAGGCTGCGCACGCTGCACTGGACCGACTGACTGCCGCAATGGAGCGGGTGGCGGATGTTTTCGAACTGGGGCAAAAACAGGCCAGTAATGCCCTGGCGAAAACAGGCAGTGATGCGAATAAAGCTGCACGTGAGACGGAAGCCGCCGGTGAGCGCACGGGTAAGGCCCTGAAGAAAACAGGCTCTGACGCTGATAAAACTGCCGCAAGTATGGAACAGGCGGGAAAGCGAACCGGTGATGCCATCGCGAATACCGGCAAAAAGGCCGAAAAAACCGCTAAGAGAATGGAGGCAGCAGGTAAACGGGCATCAACGTTTTTTTCCGGCATACGTACTCAGATACTGGCGCTGGCAGGCGTCACCCTGACACTGGGGGGAATTAAAAGCCTGGTCACGGGGTTTGCCGGTGATCTTAACCGGCTGTCAATTTCCTCCGATGCCTTTGGCATGAAAGCGAAACATCTGGACGGCTGGATACGCGCAGGGCAGGCGAATGGCGCTGACGCTGGCGAGATCACCGGGGCGTTTTCCCGGATTACGGATGCAAAAGCCGCATTCAAAGCCGGAAAGTCCTTTGATCCTGTGTTGCAGGATTTGTTTCAGGTTGCAGCCCGTGCGGGTGTCAGTGTTGATTTAAATACCGACAGTACCGAAGTCATCATGCGCAAGCTGGCGTCTGCCTTTCCTCGACTGACAAAGTCAGAACAGACAGCCTACGGTAATGCGCTGGGGTTCAGTTATGCCGGGCAGCAGTTTCTTGGCTCAGGCCATGCTCTTCAGGATGTGGATGACTTTACATCCCGTTCGCAGGTCTCCGACGATAAAATCCGGAAAGCCCGCAAATTGCGGGAAGCCCTTGCAGAACTGGACCAGGTATGGACAACAATTGGTCTGACTATAGGTACGGCACTGATGCCGTATGCCACGGAATTCAGCAAATGGCTGGAGAAACTCGGTGACTGGATGCAGCAACATCCGGAGGAAGTGAACAAGTTTATCACCACATTTCTGAATAAAGTTGAGTCAGTGGCCTCCTGGGTGAATAAGGCTGCCGGAGAAATGGGGGGCTGGCAGAATGTCATTATTACGCTGATCGGGCTGAAAGTGGCGTCATGGGTACTGGGGCTGACTAAGGCCCTCAACGGTCCCGGCGGCCTTCTTTTTGCGATAACGGCGCTTTACCCGGTTGTTGACGGGTTAATGACATCCATCGTTGGCAGGAAGAATAAGGACTGGCTGGATTCGCATGGTTTTTTCTGGGCTTCAGACGGGACTTTCTTTTTCAATAAGAAAGAGATGGAGGAATACCAGGCAAAACTGGATGCCGGAGAAAAGCCTGGAAACATCACCCATGCACAATCACCTACAGTATGGCAGCAGGGAATGCTGGATACTCAGGCTTCTCTGGCAACCGGGAGGGGAGCAGCCTCCGGGGCATCCTGGCTACAGGATATGCGTGCGACGCAGGAAAAACTCGGTAATGCCATGCAAAACCGCCCGCGTCCGACGAAGGCCGGGGAGGCTCTGTTAGGCTGGCTGCAACCGAAACTGTCCCAACTGGAGGCAAAATATAACCTGCCGACCGGACTGCTGCGCAGTGTTGCGATCACCGAATCCGGTGGTAATCAGTTTGCCGTCTCACGCGCTGGTGCGATGGGACTGTTTCAGTTCATGCCGCAGACGGCTAAGGAATTTGGTCTGAGGGGAAACGATGCCTTTGATCCTGCAAAATCCGCTGATGCCGCCGCGAGAAAACTTGGTGGCCTGCTGCGGTTTTTTCATGGCGATCTGGCTAAGGCTTTGGCGGCATACAACTGGGGTGAGGGAAATGTTCAGCGTAAGGGGCTGGCTGCTGCTCCGGAGGAGACCCGTAACTATATTCCCCGCGTTCTGGCGAATCTGCCCCATCCAGGGGCGGCAATGGCCGTACAGTCGCGTCATCCGGCGCCTGTATCTCAGTCCACCGTAACGGAAACCACGCATATCGGGACGCTGAATGTCACTACAACCTCGGACAATGTGAAGGGCATTACCGATGATGCGCGTAGGCGTATCAGGAATTCGGCGCTTGTTTCAGTTTATTCCAGCGGGGTAACAGGATGAGTTTCTCTTTCGATAATCTTTCCCTGAATAACTTTTCGCTCAATGAAAGTAACGTACTGAGTGCCGTTCGTGGCGGCGGTGTCCTGGGACTCATTAACAGTGTACTGGCACCGTCATTCGGTATTTATTACGCATGGAATGATCCGGCTGGTGTTCACCTGAAGGGCGGGAGGCCTTTCTCCCCGGATTCTTTTGTTGTCGTTGAGGTGGGAGCGGAGGCTTCTGTTTCCACCGCCCCCGTCGAACAGGGAGCCTATACCACCTTTAATAAAATCCAGCGACCGCCGGAGCTGCATGTGACTTTCACTGTAGAGGGGTGGACGGCGTTTTCCGGGGCCGTCCCGAACCTGACAAATTTTTCCACCACCTCGCGATCGAATGTGCTGGAAACGCTTGAAATGATGCGTACCACAGCAGGACTTTACGATATTGAGACGCCGGACAAGACATGGACATCCTACGACCTGGTGAAATACGACTACCGAACGCGAAGTAATAATGGACCGACATTACTGACGGTCAGCGCAGTATTCCAGGCGGTAATGAATACTGGAGAGGTGTCAGTGGGAAGTACGGATAACCAGTCTCCCACGGACAACGATAAAGCAAAAGGGGCAGCATCGGTTAAAACTCAGCCAGTTACGGCGTCGGTGACACAACCGTCAGACGCTGACAGACGGAGCGTCACGAACAGGGGGATCACCTGATGCTGGAAATTGTTTTATCTCCCGTCAAAGCCCAGCAGTTTACGGTGACACTGGGTGCTCAGGTCTGCACCATTCGCCTGAATCAGCGTACTACGGGGATGTATATCGATATTACCGTTAACGGTGAACCGTGCCTGTATGGCGTGTTGTGCCTGAACAATAACCGGATTGTCCGGTACGGATACCTGCCGTTTCAGGGCGATCTGTTTTTTTCCGACACGGAGGGGAACCACGATCCCGACTGGCGGGGGCTTGGTTCACGGTACCGGCTCTACTGGCTGTCGCCTGAGGATCTGACATGAGCTATGTACAGCGTGACATTACCGTGGAGTTCACCCTGTCAGACGGGCGGACGTTCGACAATGGTAAGGGCAATATTCTGACTGTTTCAGGAGCTAAATGTTTTGCCACTGTCACGGTATATGGCGGAACTGCCGGAACGCAGATAACCCTGTATATCTGGGGGCTGTCTCCGGCGCATATGGCCGACCTGAGTTATCGGGGCGTGTGGCGACCCGCTCAAAGTACGGCCAATGAAATGCGGGTACGGGCTGGTGGTCGGCTTATTTTCGAGGGAGATATTACCGATGCGTATGCGGACTACAACCAGGCGCCGGATATACCCCTTATTCTGACCGGGCAGGTTAGTTTCAACCTGCGTAATCAGACAGCGGCCGATTTCAGCGCGAAAGGTGATGTGCCGGTTGCAGATATCATCCGTGCGCTGGCGTCATCTGCCGGGCTGAAATTTGAAAATCAGGGCGTCAGTCGCAGCCTGTCGAATCCACACTTTTCCGGAAACCTAGTACAACAAATGCTGGATGCCGCTTCAGCCGCCGATATTAACATCGACCTGGGGGACGCGGAGAAAGTCACCATCTGGCCGAAGGACAAAGCCCTGGATATTCCGGCTGTGCATATTTCGCCGGACCACGGGCTTATCGGATATCCGGTCTATACCATGACCGGCCTCAGCGCCACCACGACATTCTGCCCCGATCTTTTCATCGGTCGGCGGGTCCATCTGGAATCGTCACTACCTAACGTGACAGGCGATTACCAGTTAACCGGAGTGATACACACCATTACCTCGCGAACCGTGGGCGGTCCGTGGAGCTCCAACTGTACCATGACAAGGCTTAACGATAATGGCACAACCACTCAGTAATCCGACGGACGTAAACAGTGAAATCAATGCGCAGGACTTTATGCTGCGGCAGTTTCTCGGGAAACACGTATTTATCACTCTGGGGCAGGTAGTGGCGGTGGAGGGGGAGTTTATTGATGTCCGACCGATGGTAATGGGCGTTGCAGCAGACGGTTCCCCGGTTGAGCATAAGGTGATTTATAACCTTCCCGTATGGCGGCTACAGGGGGGCAGCAATGCGGTGATTATGCCGCCACATGTGGGCGATATTGGTTTCCTCGGCATCTGCGACCGGGATATCAGTGCGGTAAAAGCCACGCGTCAGGCCGCGATGCCGGGATCAAAACGCACTCATAACTACGCCGATGCCATCTGGTTTGGCGGTGTGCTTAACGGTGCGCCCGTACAGTTCGTGGAATTTGCTGACAACCAGATACGGGTTATTTCCCCCTGGAAAGTGGAGATTTCTGCGCCGGAAGGCATCGTGAACGCCTCGAAAAGTTTCACTGTTAACTCGCCAAAAATCGCGCTTAACGGGGATGCTGCCGTCAGCCAGGGGCTTAATGTTACCGGACAGTCTGAACTTTCCGGTGGCGCGCAGATTGGCGGTATTGATTTTGGATACCATGTTCACAGTGGTGTTAAGTCCGGCGGTTCGACCACGCAGGGACCGCAGTAAACAGGAGAAAATATGCAGTCACGATCGCTTCTTCTCGACACCGGGACATGGGACATCCTGCTGGATGATACCGGAAATCTTGCCATTACTGATAATCCCCATGCGGTAGCACAGGATGTGGCGTGTGCGTGCAGTACCTTTCTGGGGGAGTGCTGGTACGACTCAACGTCCGGCATACCTTACTGGTCACGCATCCTCGGACACTGGCCCGGCACGCAACTGGTGAATGCCACCCTGCAACAGGAAGCACTTAAACTGCCGACAGTGAGCGCCGCAATTTGCCAGGTCACTGTTGATAAAGCCCGGACAGTAACGGGAGTGCTGCGTATTACAGATACCAATAACGACATTTTTACGGTACTGCTATGAGTGAAAATAAATCTTTTTCTACCGCAGTACCCGCTGTACGTATTACGGACAGCGGGCTGAACGTGCCGGATGAAGCGGATATTCTGAGCGGCAGGCTCAACGATTTTTCTGGTGCGCTGGGCGGCGCAATGAGTACCAGTCTGAGCAGTCCGCAGGGGCAGCTTGCATCAAGCGAAAGTGCCATTATCGCGGATAAAAACGATCAGTTGCTGTATATCGTTAACCAGGTAAACCCTGACTTTTCCAGTGGACGATTTCAGGACGCAATAGGAAAGATTTATTTCCTGGAACGACGCGGGGCTACAGGTACGACAGTAACGGCAACCTGTACCGGGCTGGTTGGTACGCTGATTCCGGCGGGCAGTATGGCGCAGGATGAGGCCGGCTATAAGTACGTCAGTCTGTCAGACGCCACAATCGGCGCATCAGGGAAGGTTGATGTGGTATTCCTGAATTTGTCCACCGGGCCTGTCGGCTGTCCGGCGGGATCTCTGAATAAAATTTATAAGGCAATACCCGGCTGGTCAGGTGTCACTAACGCCAGTGCAGGTGTACCGGGCAGCGACGAGGAAACCCGCGCGGACTTTGAAAATCGTCGGCGTAATTCAGTTGCCCGTAATGCCCGTAATATTCTGGAAGCCATCCGGGGTGAAATACTCTCTACGGTAGAAAACGTGGTGGATGTTTACGTCACCCATAATCCGAAAAAAACGGAACAAAAAGCCGGGGTCAGTCAGTATCCGTTAACACCCGGTTCGTTTTATGTTGGCGTGTACGGCGGCAGTCCGGCAGATATCGCGGCGGCCATCTGGCGTAAGGCTCCGCCGGGTATTGATATGAACGGCGACACAACGTTCACCGTTGCGGATAAGGAGTACGATCCGCCGTATCCTGAATACGTGATCACCTGGCAGACACTCAAACCTGTCAGTCTGCATGTCAGTGTGACGCTGAAAAAAAGTGACTATCTGCCCTCAGATATTACCCAACAGGTACAGCAATCTGTGTTGTCCGCGTTTAACGGTACAGATGGTGGTCTGCGGGCAAGGGTAGCCTCTGTTGTCTCCGCAGGGCGCTACTATGCCGGCGTTTACAAAACCGATCCGGAAAATATCGATATTCTGGGCCTTACTGTGAGTCGTGACGGCTCGTCATGGACAACTGCTGTCACTTTCGGGATAGATGAGATTCCGGTTCTGGATGTGTCGAATATCGGTGTGAAACTACAGGAGGCGTAACGTGCAGAATGTGGCTGCAACCGTGCTTGCACAGTATGCCGCCAGCCCCCGACTCAATGCCCTCATTAACAGCTTTAACGCAGCACTTTCCCCCGACAGTTTTATCAATGATTTTTATGACCTTATCTGGAACATCGATACCGCAGAAAAGTACGGTCTTGATGTCTGGGGAAAGATTGTGGGCGTCAGTCGCCGGCTGACGGTAAAGGACGATTTTAATTACCTGGGCTTCAGCGAGGCCCGGATGGACAACCCGGTAATGGATGACCCGCGTCCGTTTAATCAGGCACCGTTTTACAGCGGAAAATCGGTTACCCGGACCGTTGACCTGTCTGATGAGATATACCGGCGGCTGATACTGATGAAAGCCATGTCGAATATTACTGACTGCTCTGTGCCGGATATTAACCGGATGCTGCGGTTTATGTTCGGAAAAAAACGCCGGGCTTATGTTCTGAATAATGGTGGACTGAGGATGAGTTACATCTTTGAGTTTGCTCTCTCGTCGGCAGAACTGGCGATTATCCAGTCATCGGGAGCACTGCCGTCCCCGCCGGGTGTTTATGTCTCAGTGGTTTTAAAGGAGACCAGTAATGAAGCTTAACGATAAACCCCGTCAACTGGCAGTACCCTTTGCGAGTACCGGGGATAAAAATAATATCCCGGACAAGGCGACGCAGCAGACCAAAGAGAGCGGTAACGCGGCGTATGATTCGGGTTTTCCTCCGGTAACCATGACCCCTATTTCAGCGGGAGGTATACCGCCACACGGCAAGGATTTTAACGGTCTGATGCACGATATTACCGCAGCAATACGGTACGTCCAGGCTGGCGGTTTGTACACGTATAATGCCGATTTCGCCGGGGCCATTGGTGGATATGCAAAAGATGCCATTCTCGCCGGAGTCTCAACAACAGCGGTCTGGCTGAATACCATTGACGATAACCTGACCGATCCGGAAGGCGCCGACAGCGCAGGATGGGTAAACCTGCTGGCAGATCCCCTGAAGCTGTTTCTGTGGCAGAAAAACAATCTGTCAGACCTTCAGAATAAAGGAACGGCACGGGATAATCTTCAGGTCTACAGCCAGGAGCAGACGGATCTTAAATACCTCGCCAAAGACCAGAACGGTAGCGATATTCCGGAAAAGCCGCTGTTTGTACAAAATATCGGAGCGCTTCCTGCCAACGGTACGGCTGTTGCAGCGAACAGACTGGCATCACGCGGCGCGCTTCCGGCACTGACTGGTACGACAAGAGGCAGTGATAGCGGCCTGATAATGGGCGAGGTTTACAATAACGGTTATCCAACGCAATACGGGAATATTTTGCGTCTGACCGGAACCGGTGATGGGGAAATTCTCATTGGCTGGAGCGGGACAAACGGTGCGCCAGCGCCCGCATATATTCGCAGCCATCGAGATACCGCCGAGGCTGAGTGGTCCGAATGGGCAATGCTCTACACCACACTAAACCCACCTCCAGATTCGCATCCAGTAGGGGCGGCGATTGCATGGCCGTCTGATGCTACTCCGGCAGGTTACGCTCTGATGCAGGGGCAGTCCTTCGATAAATCTGCTTACCCGTTACTGGCTATAGCGTATCCGTCCGGCATTATCCCTGACATGCGAGGCTGGACAATAAAGGGTAAGCCCATCAGTGGACGTGCTGTACTGTCGCAAGAAATGGACGGCAACAAATCGCACTCGCACACCGCGCGGGCGCAGGATACTGACTTAGGGACAAAATCCACCTCATCCTTTGATTACGGCACGAAATCGACCAATACCACGGGCAACCATACTCACCAGTTCGGCGGTTATATCAACTCATACTGGGGAGATTCCAATCACACCTCATTTCAGCCTGGAGGTGGTGCATGGACACAGGCCGCTGGCGACCATGCGCATACAGTTTATATCGGAGGACACGAGCACACCATGTATATCGGTCCACACGGACACGTCATTATTGTGGACGCAGACGGTAATGCGGAAACCACAGTTAAAAACATTGCATTTAACTACATAGTGAGGCTGGCATGATTAAATTAATTCTTTCAGCACCCGTGCCGGCAATGGCCGGGGCTTTTGAACATTCTTTTCAGAATACCGAAAATGTGGAAATTATCCCAGGACCGTTTGAAACCATACCGGAATTTGACTGCATGGTCAGTGCGGCGAACTCTTTCGGTTTGATGGATGGTGGCGTGGATGCTGCGATAACAGCATATTTGGGGCCGCAGTTACAGGAACGTGTACAGCAACATATCATCCGTGAATATCTGGGAGAACAGCCCGTCGGCAGCGCCTTTGTTATAGAAACGGGTAACAGTCAGCATCCGTGGCTGGTTCATGCCCCGACGATGCGCGTTCCGCTGATAATCGACGGCACCGACGCGGTTTATAATGCAACACGTGCAGCGTTATTAGCGATATTTCAGCACAATAAAAGCGCCGGGGAAGGCAGGAAAATTAAATCAGTGGTATTCCCTGCGATGGGGGCCGGGTGTGGTCAGGTATCTCCGGACAGTGTCGCCCGGCAAATGAAGCTGGCGTGGGATGGTTTTATTAACTGCGCCTCGGAAATTAACTGGCAATACGCCAGCGCCCGCCAGGATGCTGTATTCAGCACAACGGCATACTGTCCGTCAAAGGCGCTTTGTCCGAACGCCAGAACGGAATATATCGGTTTTGGTGAATACAGAACGTATTGCAAAAAATCAGGTAACACCTGCATCAGTCCCCGTCATCAGGTTGATGATATTTATATTGGTGCGCATAGCCATACTGTTTCCCCCGGTACTTATCCCCACAGCCATTACCTGAATACAGAATATTTATCCGGAGTAAAAAATGACGTTTAAAATGAGCGACACCCCGCAGACAATTAAAATTTTTAATCTTCGTTCAGATACAAACGAATTTATTGGCACAGGTGATGCATATATCCCGCCGCACACTGGATTACCGGCAAACTGTACTGATATCGCCCCTCCTGATATTCCCTCCAGTCATATTGCTGTATTTGACGCTGAAACCCAGACATGGAGTCTGCAGGAGGATCACCGCGGCGAGACGGTTTACGACACAACAACCGGCAATCAGGTTTATATCTCCGAGCCTGGTCCGTTGCCCGAAAATGTCACATCAGTTTCACCAGACGGTGAATACCAGAAATGGGATGGTAAGGCATGGGTGAAGGATGAAGCTGCGGAAACAGCGGCCAGACTTCGTGAAGCTGAAGGGACCAAAAGCCGTCTTTTGCAAATGGCATCGGGGAAAATCGCGCCGCTTCAGGATGCGGTTGATCTTGGACTCGCAACAGATGAAGAGAAAAGCCAGCTCGCCGAGTGGAAAAAATACAGGGTACTGGTAAATCGTGTTGATACCTCAAGCCCCATCTGGCCGGAAATACCATCATGATGAGTTTTGCGCGGGGTGGATGTCCGGTACACTGTTGTGCTCATATTCACACTTAAAATATTCTTATCATTGTTATAAATAATTTATATAAATCATTTTGCATGTTAGTATTCCATATTCATTGAAATCTACAGGTTTTTTAAAGAGGTATGACCACTATAACAATTGTTACTGCTTATTTTGATATAGGCAGGAGTCACTGGACATCGCAAAATGGGTTTGCTCCACGCATTGAGCGAACTACTGATGAATATATGGACTGGTTTTCCAATCTTGCTCAACTTGAAAATGATATGGTTATTTTCACTTCACCTGACCTCAAATCCAGAATTGAGGAAATCCGGAGAGGAAAACCCACAACTATTGTTACATTAAATTTCAATAAAAAATTTCGTCATATCAGGAGCCGGATCGCTTCTATACAGTCAGATGTAGCGTTTAAGTTCAGAACTCCCGTAGAGCAGCGGGGGAATCCAGAGTATCTGTCGGCTGATTACGTTTTACTCTGCAATCTGAAAACATACTTTGTAAATCAGGCTATCAGGCAGGGGTTGATCAAAGACGAGATGGCTGCCTGGATTGATTTTGGATATTGTAGAGATTCTGATACCACTAATGGAATAAAAAAGTGGTCCTGGCCCTTCAATAAGGAAAAAATGAATTTTTTTACGATCAGAAGAGGGCTTAAACTTGAAACACTGGAGTCAGTATTCAACTGTATGTCAGGTAACCATGTGTATATCATCGGTGGTGTTCTGGTCGGAACGCTGGAAAAGTGGCAAGAATTTTACCGACTGGTGTGGTGTTGCCAAAAGAAGGTGTTGAGAGAGAATATTGTGGATGATGATCAGGGTATATTTCTGATGTGCTATTATTACAGGCCTGACATGATAAAGTTAAACTATCTCGGTAAAAACAAGTGGTTTGACTTGTTCAAGTGCAAGGGAAAGCGAACGATTCGCACTTTTTCTCACAGGATGAGAATATTATGTCTTCACAAATAAATATTTTAATTAAAAAAAGCCCTGCATGTATATTACGCAGGGCTTTTAAAGCCTAAGATAGCTATTTTTTATTCTGTATCTTTAAATAAAACGGGTTTTTCATTTGCCGCCTTTACTCTGTCGTTATTCATTTCGTTATTAACAATGTTTTTATCGAGCGTATAACCAATAAGACGTGAAAGGATATACTTATTCATAAGGCCACTCAGCCATCCATCCTTGTTTCTGAATTGTTCAATGAACGAACAATCGAATTTGTCATTGGTAGATTTATACAGAAAAGGTATGTACCATTGATCCTTACCTTTCATAAGCCCATGACCTTTATTGACTACTTCTCCGTGGTCTGAGGTATACAGGAATATATAGTTTTTACTGTGTTTTGCTACATCGTTGAACAATGAAGAAACAACTCTGTCTGTTTTATGAATAGTTAAATCGTATTCTTCAGCTCCGGGTAATGCTTTCTTATCTTCTGCATCGTAGTTATGGTAAGGCTTATGGTTGCCGAGCAGGTGAACTATTATAAATTTTTTGGGGGCAGACGTATCTTCCAGTGCGTCAGTCAGCATTGAGACCAGATGTTCATCGTGTCCATTCGTCAGTCTGACAACGTCGCTTTTCCTTGCAATAAATCCATATTTTGAACTGAATAATCCCTCAAGTTCCTGAGAACCAATCCACCAGGTTTTATATCCGTTAGCTTTTGCCATTTCTATAATGGATTTATTCTTGAAGAGGTTGGTATCACTTTCTGGCGTACTGAATGAGAATGTCATTGCAAGAGAATCCCTTGTTTCAGGAGCACTTGAATGAACGTTTCTGACAATGCATGATTTGGGTTGTGTGAATATTTTTTGTAAATCCGGACTTGTCAGCTTAGGATACCCGTAAATGCTATACCTTGAAAATAGCGAAGATTCTCCCATTACAATAACAATAGTATTATTACCGCTTTCTGCTTTACCTGTTATAGACTCGTTGAAGTCTGGTATTATTGATGTGTTCGAGTAACGGTCATTTAATAGCATTGTACTGGCGAAATACGCCACGTCACCTATAACAGCGGGGAAATAGCTTTTAATAAGTTTGCCTATTGTTGAGCGCGATTCATTCATGCTCATTTTGATATCGTTTATTTGTGGCCACACATCATTTGCGATCATGAGGGATATTAATAAATAAAGATAAATAGCTAGTTTTGGAATCCACTTGAAGTTATTCTGACTTTTATAAATTTTAGTTATTCCATAACTAATCGCTAAGGTTAATAGAATTGCTATTCCAAAAATTTTAATACCATCACTTAAAAACATTCCTTTCGCTTCGATAAGGTTTGTTTCCACAACGGAACTGATAACATCAAAAGATATCTGTTCATGGAAAATGATAAAATATGAAATTTCCGATGAAAGTAAAAATATGAGAATGCAACCAATAGTACGAAGCGTCAAGTTTTTACACTTCAGTAAATAAAAAGAAATCAATAAAAAAGATAAAGTAGAAAGAAATGGAATGGATGAGTCTCTCCCGAAAATCACTTTATTAACAGTATATGAGACTATCATTAAACTGATGATAATTATTAAGCTGTGTTGTCTCTGTTTCACTTTATTATTCCATTATAAGTGTTAAAAAATATCTGAAAGAAATTTGGGCACAGTAAACATGATAAAATTAAGCTATACTGAATTTAATGTTAGGATTACTGATGGTAAACATTATATTTGTCATAAAATTATTCAATGTATTACATTGTGTTTCTTAACAAGAGGGTGATCCTTCTTGCAAGTCATTCGGGAATGTAACCTAACCTGTTGATCTCTATGTGGTGTATTTTAATGTTAGGTGGTGTTTGGTAGACTTTTTTAATCATAACTGTCGTTACTACCTGGCTGTACGTGACGGCGGTTTGGTCGGGGAGTTACGAGAAAATTAAGGGCATAAGATAAATAAAATGGCTGTTTGCGGCATCTGGTGAACTTGTAAAAATCCCATAGTTGGTTAAGAAAGAAATCGTTATTCGTTAAAAAAATGTTATTACTCATGCGGCCAGGAGAGCTAACAATAAGAGGAAAACTTGCCCGAAATCTGCCCGAATTAAAACGGAAAAAGTGATAACTAATTGAATCTATTAGAACGCAACGGAACGTATTTCAGACGATAAAATAGTGGTTTTTTTGTTTAACTCTATGAATTTAAAGTGGAATTTTTATTTTTGGCGAGAACAGGAATCGTATTCGGTCTCTTTTTATTTAGATTATAAATCAATGGGTTATGTGTTTCCCCTCGAAATTTCCTCGAATTTCTGTATTCCGGTCTTTTTGGTTATATCACATCCAAATCCAGTTTAACATTTCTTTTACAACAAAATCAGAGCATCACGTAAGCTTTATTATCGCGTTCATCGAGATAGAGTTTCGTGGTGTTCTCTGAGGTGTGGCCCAGTAGTTTTTGAGCGAATTCCTCGCCGAGTTCGTCTTTGTATAGCCGCCCGGGCAGGCTACGGATCTCGTGAAATGTCGGTGGGTTATCACTAAATTTAGCGCCTGAAATTTTTCTGGCTTTTACAAATTTCTTTGTCAGCCCATCCGGGTGAATATTCCCGGTCGGGCTATTTTTCCTGATTCCTGCACTGATCATGAAATCAGTTCGGCTTACCAGCCGGCAGCGATCGATAACCGTTCCCGGACGTAACCCTGGCGCCTGAAGTGTCAGGGATCTGCCTGCCAAAATTGAACGCCCGGGCGCTGATGCCGGATGATCTGGTCATCGTAGAAAGCGCCCCTGAAAAAATCGACACCTTTAGCTGCAAAATGACAGTCCCGCCATCCGGTCATCATAACGGATTTTTCTTCTGCACCTACTGAAGCCCGCCATGGCAGGACGACCATGAATCCGTCGATAACCTTATTGTGAAATTAAGACCAGGGAAAGAGGATGTCCGCCAGACAGACATTATGTGTAAATTTATAAAGGTTTTTTTATTATGCCCTTGCATGTTGGACGCGGATGTCTTCCCGCCACAATTACTAATCTTCGTATTAACTGTATAGCCCAATCTGCAACCCCGCCTGAAATGAGCTTATGGGAAAAAATTAAGGAGTTTTTCTGCTCAACGCACCAGACTGAAGCGCAGGAATGTATCTGGACGATTTGCCACCCTTCGGTCGGAACGACGCGGGAGGATGTAGTCAGCAGATTTGAACAGCTCAGGATGCTCGTGTATGCCGGATACGAGGAAAGCATTCACTCCGGCCGCCACGGGGAAAGCCACTTCTGTATCCTGGATGCAGACAACCAGGAGATATTGTCGGTCACCCTTGATGACGCCGGGAACTATACCGTGAATTGCCAGGGGCACAATGAAACATATCGCTTCACCATGGACATAGAACAGGGAGAGGAATGTACAGAACATGCGGAAGGGGCATCCGGGACACTCCAGGTATCCCCCCTTCCGGCTCCGGCGGCTCCACAGACACCAGCAGAGTATGATGCTGTCTGGTCAGAATGGAAGGGGGCTGCGCCAGCAGAAGAGTTACGCGGTCGTGCTGCGACGGTACAGAGAATATGTACCTGCCTGAATAACGGCAGTCGAGAGCTTAATGTGGGAGAGTCAGGCCTTACCGCCTTACCAGACCGTTTACCAGCGCATATAACAACATTGGTTATTCCTCATAATAATTATCTGACCAGCCTGCCGACGCTGCCGTCAGGACTGGAGGTGCTTACTGTCGAAGATAACCAACTGACCAGCCTGCCGCCGTTGCCGTCAGGACTGGAGGTGCTTACTGTCGAAGATAACCAACTGACCAGCCTGCCGCCATTGCCGGCAGGACTGGTGGTGCTGACGGTATCAGGTAACCAACTGACCAGTCTGCCGCCGTTGCCGGCAGGACTACAGACGCTGTCGGTAGCAGGTAACCAACTGACCAGCCTGCCGCCGTTGCCGGCAGGACTACAGATGCTGTTGGTAGCACGTAACCAACTGACCAGCCTGCCGCCGTTGCCGGCAGGACTACAGATGCTGTCGGTAGCAGGTAATCAACTGACCCGCCTGCCGCCGTTGCCGGCAGGACTACGGAGGCTGTTGGTAGCAGGTAACCAACTGACCAGCCTGCCGCCGTTGCCGGCAGGACTACAGGTGCTGTCGGTATCAGATAATCAACTGACCAGCCTGCCGCTGTTGCCGGCAGGACTGGAGTTGCTGACGCTCGAGCGCAATCCACAACTGGTGCGCCTGCCGCCGTTGCCGGAAGGACTACAGACGCTGTCGGTTGATGCTAACCCACAGTTGACCCGACTGCCGGCGTTGCCGTCAGGCCTACAACGGTTGTATGCCCGCAATAACCAACTGACCCGCCTGCCGGAAAGCATCACGGGTCTGTCTTCAGAGGCAAGCGTAAATCTGGAAGGCAATCCTCTGTCTGAACGCACTCTGCAGGCGCTGCGGGAGATCACCAGCGCGCCAGGCTATTCAGGCCCCAGGATACTATTCGATATGGCGGGAGCCTCAGCCCCCCGGGAAGCCCGGGCACTGCACCTGGCGGCCGCTGGCTGGCTGGTGCCTGCCCGGGAGGGCGAACCGGCTCCTGCAGACAGATGGCATATGTTCGGACAGGAAGATAACGCTGCTGCCTTCAGCCTCTTCCTGGACAGACTGAGTGAGACGGAAAACTTCATGAAGGACGCGGGGTTTAAGGCACAGATATCGTCCTGGCTGGTACAACTGGCTGAAGATGAGGCGCTGAGAGCAAAAACCTTTGCCATGGCAACAGAGGCAACAGCAAGCTGCCAGGATCGGGTCACACTTGCTCTGCACCAGATGAAGAACGTACAACTGGTACATGATGCAGAAAAAGGGCAATACGATAACAATCTCGCGGCGCTGGTTGCCACGGGGCGTGAGATGTTCCGTCTGGAAAAACTGGAACAGATTGCCCGGGAAAAGGCCGGAACCCTGGCCTTGGCCGATGATGTTGAAGTCTATCTGGCGTATCAGAATAAGCTGAAGAAAGCACTCGGGCTGACCAGCGTGACGGCAGAAATGCGTTTCTTTGGCGTATCCGGCGTGACGGTTTCAGACCTTCAGGCTGCGGAGCTTCAGGTGAAAGCCGCTGAAAAAAGCGAGCTCAGGGAGTGGATACTGCAGTGGGGGCCGTTACACAGCGTGCTGGAGCGCAAAGCGCCGGAACGCGTTAACGCGCTTCGTGAAAAGCAAATATCGGATTATGAGGAAACGTACCGGATGCTGTCTGACACAGAGCTGAGACCGTTTGGGCTTGTCGGTAATACCGATGCAGAGCGCACTATCGGAGCAAGAGCGATGGAGAGCGCGAAAAAGACATTTTTGGATGGCCTGCGACCTCTTGTGGAGGAGATGCTGGGTAGCTATCTAGCGCCTTAACTGAACATGATATTCACCGCGCCAGGCGAATGGGGGACGTTGTACTTCGCCGGGCAGGGGATGCCGCAACAGTGGGCTATGAAGCGAGAAATGCTTTCGCCTCGGTACACCACCCGCTATGAAGACCTGCTTCGTCCTGATGTTCAGGACATCCTGATTGCCTGTGTGGATGGTCTGAAGGGCTTCCCGGGTGCGATAAACAGCGTCTTCCCGCAGACCCATATCCAGCTGTGCATCATTCATATGGTGCGTAACAGCCTGAAATACGTGTCCTGGAAAGACTACAAAGCCGCCACCAGCGGCCTCAGGCCCGGCCGAAGATGCGGTACTGATGGCGATGGATGCGTTCGCGAAAGTCCGGGACGATAAATATCCGCAAATCAGCAAAAGCTGGCGTGCGCACCGGGAAAACCTCAATACGCTCTTCAGTTATCCGCCGGATATCCGCAAGGCCATCTATACGACAAACGCAATCGAATCCCTGAACTGCGTGATCCGTGCCGCGATTAAGAAACGCAAGGTGTTCCCAACGGATGACTCAGTACGAAAAGTTATTTATCTGGCAATCAAGGATGCGTCAAAAAAATGGAGTATGCCGATCCAGAACTGGCGGCTGGCGATGAGCCGTTTTATTATCGAGTTCGGTGACCGCCTGAGCGATCACCTTTAATAACTGGGCAGTTACACAGAATTACTGACAGGCTCATTCTTTTGTGTTGCACCTCTCTGTTTCTATTGTTTTAGATAGCCATAAGAGCTCCGTTGCTGAGAGTTTTAGTCGTGGGGTTCTTTCTTCTGCACCGGGTGGGCGCATTTCATAACTGCAGGACCATCTGCTGAATACTGTATAGCACTGTATATCGCATGTTGTTGAGGTCAGTGTGCAATTCCTCGGTACTGGCTTGTTCTGTATAGGTCCGGAGATTTCTGGGTAGTGTCCTTTTGGGCCTGAACATATGTGTTTGATTGAAAATGGCATCGTGTTTTATCCTTTACGCTGTGAAATGTTGTTTTGTGCTCTTCTGTTGTGATTGGTGATGTGACGGGATCGTCCATGCACCCTTCCTTTTATTGACGGCGTATCAGTCCATTGATGCCATGCTTGCTTAATTTGTCCAGCATCAGCAAGCCGTCGTTTTCTTTCTGCTGCAATTCAAGCAACTTAAACCGTATTTCGTTAAGTAAAGGTTTAATAACTCCGCGCTTGCGAACCACCTTTCTGATAACGTCTTTTTCGAAGTATAAACGGCAGAAGTGATTTTCATAATTCGCCTACACTCTTCACCCTGTGCTGGCAAATCTTCAACGCTGAAAGGCTGGGGAGAAGGGCGTCCAGTTGCTGAACGGAGAGCGAACCAAACGCCCTGATTCCACGCGTTATCAAACTTCATACCGTGGTCATCATCCAGACAAGGCGCTTGAGGTTGCTCATATCTTTTGGGGAAAGAGGTTTGGCGGTGGATACTGGATATCCTGGATCGGGAAGTGGGTTCCACTGGTGCCAAATACAGGGTGCTGGTAAACCGGGTGGATACCTCAAATCCTGACAGGCCAGAGCATCAGCCTGATAAAATCGTATTACTGATTTCTAACCAGTGGCACATTAATTGTACCAGCTCAGACTCCAACTGACAGTTTGCTTTAAGCGAGTAGCGGACGTGACCTGTCCCGCAGGAGTAAAAATAAACTTTCTATTGATACATTTAATTAACTTATTTATAACGTTATATTCCAAATGCAAACTTGTTCAATTGGATATGTATGGACATTCAAATCACACATCAAGTTACTGAATTTGATAAAGAAGAACTATTAGCCGGATTAAGAAGCTACAATGCTCAGTTCGTCGATTTTAGTAAAAATGGGCAGCTTGGGGTCTACTGCAGAAACGAAAGCGGCGAAATGGTAGGCGGATTAATTGCTGACAGAAAAGGTCCGTGGCTCTGCATCGACTATCTTTGGGTAAGTGAATCTGCAAGAAGCTGCGGTCTGGGGAGCAAACTTATGGAGATGGCCGAAAAAGAAGGTTTGCGGAAAGGCTGTGTTCATGGACTTGTAGATACCTTTAGCTTCCAGGCTCTCCCTTTTTATGAAAAACAGGGTTATATACTTCAAATGTCGCTACCGGACTTTCCTAAAGTAGGTTCGCAAAGGCATTATTTAATTAAGCCCGGTTTATAGCTTTGCTGCATTTGAATACCCATAGCTTTATGAAAGCTGTAATCAGGTAGCTTTAAAATATATCGTACTGGTGGTCTGTACACACCATGATCAGCGTCCGCTTCTGGCACAGGGCGGACAGTCAGATTAGGTTTGGCGCTGTGCCATAGATATGTCAGCTCACATTTGAGCTAATGCGCATTAATTATCTAAACCAGTTATTAACCACTTCCTCAAACCGCTGGGTTACTTTTTCTCACGGGAATTTCTCTTCCACACAACGTTGTCCATGTAAGGCAATATTGTTTAAATCAGGGGATGCCAGCGCTTTATTAATGTCCCTGGCAATGGTCTCCGGGGTCATTGGCTCCTGCAAATGGAAGCCGGTATCCCCCTCTTTTACGAGCTCAGTCATCCCGCCGCGTGTACTGACCAGTACAGGCTTTCCTGCCCCATTGCTTCAATTGCAACCATGCAGAACGGTTCCTGGAATTGAAAGGGAATAACAACCAGAACTGCTAACGAATAGTAATTGTATATCTCTTCAGGCGTTACACCTTCAACCATATGACAGTGTGGTTTTAGCCGTTTTGCTAATTCCCGCACCTCACGCTGATAGGTTGCTTTTTCACCTTTACTTTTACTCATATAGTTACCAACGACAACTAACTCTATATCGTTGCGTTCCTTGAGGAGTTGTTCGAACGCCTGTAAAAGCAAAGTCACTCCCTTATCCGGTGATATAAGGCCTGCAAAGAAAATCGTTTTTTTCTCCGGAGTTATTCCCTGGTCAGACTTTTGCAGTGGTACAGCGTTTTTCTGATAGGCCTCCAGGTCAATACCATTAGGGACGATAGCGATATCAGCATCCGGCAGGTACGCCTGATAATGCTTCTTCAAAAACATGTTAGTGATTTTGTTTCCGGGGAGAATTCTACCTTTTTAACTTCGTCGGTATTCAAAGGAATAACCGGGCCATCTACTGGTATATCGTTCATGATCTATCTCTCCTTTTATCTGGTTACTTTCGCATCGCAACGATATCAGGCGAGGTAATACGCCGCCAGAAAATGTCCTGGTGGCAATCTTTTTCTGCAGATCACATCAAAACCATCCAATGGAAGTGAGGGCAAATAGCAGCTTCCACTGCTAAGCGTTGTTTTATAAGAACCACTCAGGTTTCACGCCAAATCGTGCTGAAAGCGCTTTGATGTGCGTAATCGTTAACGAGCGCTGTCCGGACAGGATCTGACTTACCAGTGATTTGGAACCGATTTCTTCTTTAAGATCTGAGTATGAGAGTTTGTACTGGTCAATTAGCGTGCGCAGCAGGGCAACACCAACCGGCATTTCAGCAACAGATTTGTTGAACTCGGCGAACTGCTTGCTGTTATCTTCGTACTCGGCAATTTTGCTTGCCAGGAAGTCAATCAGCGGGTTTTCATCGTCATTTTCGATAAGATAATCAACCAGCGCTAGCGCATCACGATAATCTTTCTCTGACGCGCTGCCACCCAGGAAAGGAACGGCGGCGACCAGCGCCTTTGTGGCTTCGATAGCTTTTGCGGTGTTGGCAATCATTCTTTATTCTCCCTGTAGTAGCGGGTCAGCTTGTCATATTCAGCGTGAGTGGCGATGTGTTTCACATAAAAGCGTTTGTTTATAAAGTTGATGTAAGCGATCACCCTCAGGTTGTTGCCTCCGACATCCAGTACCCACCACTTGTTACGGTACTTAAAGTTATCGAGACTCGGTATGACTTTTCGTAGCTCTGCCGGAGAAGAGAAATCTCTTTCGCGGACTAAGCGATACAGGGCTTTTATGGCTAACGAGTCATTGGGATATCGTCTTGCCGCTTCATCAAAAGGCTCTTTTGATATGACATGCATTATGCGTTAAACCTGCCTGTTTACACTATGTGAACATTATACCAGTGATGCTTTCCGTTTACAATATGTGAACGGTTTAATTTTGAACACACTTCAATTACGCATCCGCCCAATCAGCCACCTACATATCACATACCCTGACACCGTGGGCGAGACGCTTTCCATCAACGGACAGACAATGAAACTTCCTGAACTTAACTGGCCCTGGGCCGCATACTTCTGGGTCGGCTGTATCTGGCTTGGCTCTATTGCGCATTCAGCGTTTTGTGTGCTCGTGGGTGATGATGTCACTGTCATTGGTGTCATTCTGCAACTGATCGTCGCGTCGTTCGCCGGGCTGCTGGCAATCCTCATTGCCATCCGCTTTAACTGGAGCGCTGAAACAGCGGGGAGTGTCTGTTCAATCGCTGGCTGGGCCGGTGGCCGGTTCGTTCAGGCTGTTGAGCACAAGGTAATGACGATGATCGCGAAAAAGTGATCTTGTAAATTCTGACCGAGGAAATCCAAATGAAAAAAAACGTATTAGCTGTACTCGCAGCGGTTTCGCTGTGCGCGTTATCGGCGTGCTCGACTTACACCGAAGCAACTGGCCCTAACGGGACGACAGTGAAGCATGTTGCCGTGGCACCGGGAACCAGTGCGGTCACATCGAACGGTGGGTATATTAATTCAGGTGGTGGAGTGTGTGAACAGCAGACGGCCAGCACAACTACTGCCCAGTAACCACTACAGAGCGTCAGGGGTTGGCGCTCTTTGCCAAATGTTTGCCTATTTCGTCAGACTTTAAGATGGTCTAAACTGTAATTTCTTTTGTTTATTTTATTTTCGAATATATTAGTTTCGGGTAAATGATTATGAATCATACATAATATTTTATTCCTATCCTGTTCCTGCATAGCGCAGCCAAGTGTAACTGATTTGAAGCATTCTTTCGGGAGAGAGAATAGTCCGTTTTCAGCAAGATTTTTTATTGGTATTATTGATCTGTATTCATTTTCATAATTCCAAATTTCTTGCTTTGTCAAAAGCAATACTTCAAAAAGCTTTTTGGCTTCTTCGGGGAATAACTCCTTATTCATGCCCTTAATCATTTCAAAGGTTATCTCAGGGAATTGTTCTGTGTACTTTATTTTTTTTAGTGTGTTAGCGATTACAGTGCATTCTTTTAGTTTTTCTATATCGATTTCGAACATAATGCCTGTATGGTTTTGTGCGTAATGAGACCACATTAAATGGTTGTTCGGTATTTTACTTAAACATAAAACACCGAATTTTTCTTTGATTATTTTATGAGTTGCGTCGATAAATCCTTTATATCCATATATGGTTTTCTCCATTATGTCTGAAATTGACATGCTATGCCTTATAGCTTTCTCTATATTTAAATAATTATCGACTGTCTTATTTTCAATGAACAATTGAATTGAAGTGTTTATGATGTTATTTGCTTTCACTAGTTCTTGATGTTTACCCGGTCTTTTCTCTTTAAATTGTTCATATATGGTGTTTGTGTCGTTTGGTGTTAGCAGTCTGCAAGTGATTGATGAAGCTATAGCCATTAATCTTATTGCGTTGCTTTCATTTTTTTCATCGAGGTGAAATCTTGACTCAAATGGATCGTTAAAGTCGAGGATAGATGACCATCTGAAACTCTGATTCTGTATAATGCGAGTGGCACTGTCAAACGTAGTATATTTATATAATGATGATGGTATGTTCATAAATTTTATATTTGCAGTAAATTAATAAAACATGATGTATCTTCTCTGATTATGTTTCACTTGTACATGTGTAAATAATGTTATACGTGCTTTTTTTGTTATTTTATGTGAAATAACAACCTCATCTGAAGGCGAATAATTAACCAAAACCGACTCATCCAAAATTATCGGCAGAAGCGCACCGCTGAAACCGAAAAGGCTCAGAACAAATCAAACTGCGGCGTGGCCCGAGGATCGTACTCTTCAACTGAAATCCCCAGCTCGCGCCGGAACCATCGTGCAACCAGTTGCTGGTGGCAGAACTCCCCAGGCTTTTCCCAGCACATCAGCACCGGCTCCACATTCCCCATCAACAGGTGCAGCTCATTCCAGGTCTGCTCAGGATTTAACTTCGCCAGTATGTCGCGCTCGTACAGTTCGATATTAGGAGGAGATCACTCCACATAAACGTAATTAATTTTATACTAAATCTCTATGGTATGGCGCAGGCGTTTAGAAGACAGGTCAATTGCGATCTGCTGGCTGGGATTTCGTCGCGCCACTCAAAAATGCGCAGAGTTTTTCACCCGCCGTCAATGGCTCAATGGGCGTTTTTCTGAGGGCGGTCTCAGTCATGACGATGGCAGGACCAATAAGCATGGACCATGCTTCGCTCGCGTCTTGCTCAAGCGATGTGAAGGCAAGGAACAGTGTTTTATCTGAAGGAAAGCGGTGCTGAGTATTAAAAAGTTTCAGCCAGGCGCGGGACTGCCGGTCGGCCTGTGCTGATCGCGTGCCGAAGCGGAGTACTCTTTTTAGTATGGCGATACCCACAATGCCTGGCCCCAGAATAAAGGGACTCCCGATGTTTATGGTGACGCCGACCCCGAGAAAAACGAGGGCGAATGACAGCACGTTATCTACTCTTCTGGTAAGAGTACTGTATAGCTTTTCCAGAGAGTACCGGTAAAGAATTTGATAACTGATTTCATCCTTGCTCATACATCTCCAGATGGTTTTCCGATTACGCTCCGGTATGCTCCCGGAATCCTGACAGATTCTGCAATTATGCCACACTTCCTGGAGGGTATTAATTAGATAGAATATAAATAGCAGGCAAATATTTTGAGCTTTTAGTCGATATCGCTTTGAATATCATTTCTCCTGCATCAGGAGATGCTGTTGTCGAGCATCGTGTCAAACGTTGCTGCGTCGGTCGGACTGCACAGGATAACTCTCGTAGTCAGACTCTCATCATGGTCTCAAATGGATAAACCGCAGTCGTAACACGCCGGATGTCACGACTGACGCTATTATTACCCTGGCTTGTTAAAGCGGCATGACCACATTTTCTATATATAATAATTGGTTGTCTTTCGACCAGTATTGTCGAGTTTTTTGGTTTAATTCCACAATCCATTTAAAAACGCCTGCTGTTGCCAGATCGGTACAGTATTTTTCATAGGAATGCTCCCCCGAAAAGTGTTTGGCTGAAGTCAATTTTATTAATTGCGTATTCGGTGTTGAATTGACTTTAATCAGCTTTCTATTGCTTTTAATAGAAATGAAGTGGCCTGCATGAGTGATAATTTTCACATTACCGGTAGCAACAAAATAGATGTAATAAGCGATATTATTATATTCCAGATCGATTAGAAATGCGTTGAAATTTGCATCCTTTCTGACGCGCTCGAAAAAGTGGTTAAGCATAAGCTGTAATTCCATTTGTTAACCTATTGTAAGTTATAATGTTATATGTTGTGTTAGAGTATTGTTACTTAAAAGCAGCCATACAAAGATGTTACCTAAAAGCAATAATAATCACCTGGTATCATATAGTTTACGTTATGATTGGAATAGTGTCGCAATTGTTACTGATTATTTCTCGTAGCGCGTTTTTTTGACCACTAATAGATGAGTCAATCCATTTTATTTGTAGTTTTTCTGAACGCCATGAAAAGTCATAATATATAAAAATCAGTTAATTAATTGATATTTAGATAAGGATTACAGTGGTGGAGAGGTTTGGCGTGGCGACTTTATAGGTTTTGAAAAAGCAGCTAACTCGCTGGCAGGATAACTGACAGTCAGCGTTTGAATGTGGGCAAAATCGTAACAACATCAGCATAAATAATAATATTCATGAATGTTTTGTGTGACGCAGCAGTTGAATTGAAGTGATGTTTTGCCTGTTCAGGATTGTCCCGATAAAAATGTTCCTCGATAAAAGTCGATCACCTTGTGCCGAAAAAAAAGCTAAGTGACAGAAGAACAAAATTCATCAGGAAAATAAAATTTATACAGATCAATGAGTAAAAATGGTTGTGGAGAAGGTGGCTATTTTTTGAAAGCAAGAAATATAAATAAAGTGTAGCTATGCATAGTTATCTAAAAGGAGAACTACCGTGACTAATATAACCCTATCCACCCAGCACTACAGAATCCATAGAAGTGACGTTGAACCAGTAAAAGAAAAAACAACGGAGAAGGACATTTTTGCAAAAAGTATTACTGCCGTTAGAAATAGCTTTATCAGCCTGTCGACGAGTTTGTCAGATCGCTTTAGCCTGCATCTGCAAACAGACATACCGACTACCCATTTTCATCGTGGGAACGCCTCTGAGGGTAGGGCAGTATTAACCAGTAAAACTGTTAAAGATTTTATGCTGCAAAAGCTCAATAGCCTGGATATCAAAGGTAATGCGAGTAAAGATCCGGCCTATGCTCGTCAGACATGCGAAGCCATGTTATCAGCCGTGTACAGTAATAATAAAGATCACTGTTGTAAATTACTCATCAGTAAAGGGGTCAGTATTACCCCCTTCCTGAAAGAGATAGGAGAGGCTGCGCAGAATGCGGGGCTACCTGGGGAGATAAAAAACGGCGTATTTACTCCAGGTGGGGCAGGAGCGAATCCTTTTGTCGTCCCCCTCATTGCTGCAGCGAGCATTAAATATCCGCATATGTTTATAAATCATAATCAGCAGGTGTCTTTTAAAGCGTATGCTGAGAAAATCGTTATGAAAGAGGTTACGCCGCTGTTTAATAAGGGGACGATGCCGACGCCACAACAATTTCAGTTAACTATAGAAAATATTGCAAATAAGTATCTTCAGAATGCCTCCTGAAGATAGCAAACACAATACTGCTATTAACCATATGAATTAATAGCAGATTTTCTGAAACTGTATATTCATTTTTATGGCGACGCTTTTAACAAAACGTCGTCATTTTTATTTTAATATAAAAATCAAATGGATACCCTTAAAACTTAAAATAATTGTTATTACTCTAAATAACGGTATAACCAGACAGCTTTTTTTATAACGCTGCGTGTTGTTAAGTCTATGATACCCGCGCACGGATGATGTCTCGATAAGGATTAATGGTCTGTTAACTGTCAGGAGAGGTTATGCCGCCTTTAAAAAAAATTATGCTGCTCCTGTTTGTGGGGGGGATGGTCGCCACAGTAACAACACCTGCATTGGCGCTGGTTTGCCTTGCATCTCACTCAGCTAAAGAGTGTGCTGAAGCCTGTGGTGTCGATATGTGGTTTATGTTTTTGGCATGCTTTTAAGGAGGAAGAATATTGAAGGTGAACAGGCGATAGTGAGTAGCTCGCTGCGCCAGGGGATAACACTCCCCTGGCGCAGCCAGTTATATTTTATTGCGATAATAACAAAGTATTTACTCGCTACTGATGAAATTCGCTATTTACAACAGAGCACGTTTACTAAGCAAGAAAATCTGCACACGCTATCCTTTTATATCTGTCCTGGGTAATGAACGACAGGAAAAATATGATGCGGCCTGAAGAGGTTTATCAGCGAATAGAGGCAAAGAATTGGCGGCATGTCTGGGTGGTCGGCGATATCCACGGCTGTTTTTCAATGTTAATGAAAAAGTTACGTGAGTGTCGATTTGATCCGCAACAAGACTTGTTAGTTTCTGTGGGCGATCTCATTGATAGAGGCCCGGACAGCCTGGGTTGCCTGGCTTTACTGCGTGAGTCCTGGATGATGGCGGTTCGCGGCAATCATGAACAAATGGCGCTGGATGCGCGGGCCTCATCGCAGTCGACGCTGTGGTTGATGAATGGTGGCGACTGGTTTACCCGCCTGACGGCTGAACACGCTGCGCAAGCTGAAGCGCTTTTTATTCTTTGTCAGCGGCTGCCCTGGATACTGGAAGTTCGCTGCCGCCATAGCACGCATGTGATCGCTCATGCAGATTACCCCGCGTCAACCTATCAATGGCAAAAAAAGGTCGATTTACATCAGGTTCTCTGGAGCCGCGAACGGCTCATAAATAAGCGCGGCGGGATTAGCGGAGCCGATCATTTTTGGTTTGGCCATACGCCGTTGCGTCGGCGCATGGATTTTGCCAACGTACACTATATTGATACGGGCGCGGTATTTGGCGGGCAATTGACGTTAGCGCGGATACAATAGCGGTATCAGCGACCAGGGTTAAAAATCGCTATATTGCTGCGCAGGTCGCCAGAAGCCGTCGATAAAATCCTCTACCGGAAAACAGCCGCCATGGCGAATCCGTTGATCGTCCATCGAATAAAGACACTGCTGCTCGGTATCGTAGATGTCCACGACAATATCCTCGCATCCTCCATCCAGGTAACATACAAAAAGTACCAGCGCGAACAT